AGCGGAAGCTCAGGCTGCGGACGTTGCCGATGTACAAATTGTGGGTATAGCCGTCGCCACGGCCGTTGTGGCCGAATTCGCTGTATTCGATGACGATATCGCTGGCGGTGTTGGCGCCGCTCAGGATGCCGTTCTCGTTGTCGTGCAGGAAGCTCTGGCGCAGGGTGAAGCCGGTGCCTTCCAGGCGCAGGGCGGCGCCGTTCTGGTCCGGCACGCGCGCGCCGTACATCTCGACGTTTTCGACCGTGACGTTGTTGCCGCTCACGACCCAGGTACCCTTGCCCATAGCGTTCGCACCATTTGCGTTGATTTTCGGTCGACCATTGACCCCGCGTACAGTTAGGTTGTTGCGAGAAATTCCACAGACGTCGCCGCTGTACTCAGCGTTACCTGATATCTCAACGACGTCGCCGTCCTTGGCTGCGCTGAACGCGCTACAAGGCCGTGCGTATGTCTTGCCGGGTCCGACAGAAAGCGTCGCCGCGCTTGCTTGACTGAGAACAGCCATCGATATCAAAACCCCTAACGAAATCTGCTGGCGAACTGCGTGCTTTTTACCCATATCCAACTTTTGCTCCTGAATAATGTTTCCTTAAAAAGAGCTTGTTGGAACGTGTTACCAGAGGAAAGTTCCCTAGAGCAGAAAAACTGTCCGCTAGCATTTAGCACGGCGCGACGCAAGACGATACTGGGTCGAACAGTGCTGCTGTCGAGTCGTCACGAGATCAGTCCCGTGCAATTGAGACGTTAGCCGGCCTTGGCCAAGCCTCGATCAGGGTTCGTTTTTCGCTGTTGAGGCGCTCAGCCTCTGCTGCGCCCTCTCCGCGCTCTCGGTGGCAGCTTTCAAGAAGCTCCCCGTAGGTACCGGCGAGCGCACGTAGGGCATCGGCGGAATAGTCGGGCACTGCCCGGTCGATCTTGGCGACGGCGTCGCGCAGGCCGTCAACAGCAGCGGCATTGCCAGCAGCCAGGGTGCGTATGGTTTCTTCACGTTTTACTCCTCCGGTTACCGCCGTGTCGCGGGCGCCGCGCCAGGCCTCGGTGATGGCGGCGGCAGCGTCCTTATCCTTGATGGCCTGCCGGTCCCACTCGGCGCGGACCTCGGCCCGGCCGGCCTCACGGGCATGATCGAGCACGAGGTGCGCGCCGTAGATGCCGGCGGCCGCCAGCGCGGCGAACGCCAGGACCTCGGCGGCAAGCTTGTAACGGGCAAGGCCGGCGAGGATGGCGGCGATCACCACCGCCTCCACTTTTGCGGAACGCAGGTGCAGACGACGTAGATTACGACCACGCTGGCGACCACGGCGCCGACCACGCAGCCGAGCCAGAAAGCGGTGCCGGCGTTCATCCGGCGCTCCTGTCGTATTGCGCCATGTTCCGGCCGCGCATCACGGCGATCAGCGAGGCGGCATAGTTGGGGTCCGTGGCGTAGCCGGCCTTCGCCACCGCGCGCGCCCAGCCTTCGCCGGTCGTCTCGTGGAAGCACGCGGTGTAGCGCGGGTTCACCTGGAAGAATCGCCCGTGGTCGACCAGACATTCCGTCCAGTTGGCGTAGGCGCGGAACTTGTCGGTGATTGCGATGCGCTTGCCGTTGATCACCTCATGCGTCGGCACGTCGACCGTGGCGCCCTTCCATGCGCGATCGGCCTTCATGCCGAACAGATTGTTGCCGGGCGCTCGCTCACCCCACGAGGATTCGAGTGCGGCCTGAGCCAAGGTAAAGGACACCGGTACGCCGGTAACGCGATGGCACTCGCGTGCGCCGGCCAGCAGCATGGCGATGAATGAGGTCGGCGGCATTAGAAGCCCTCCTTCGCTTTCTTCGATGCAGCGCGTGACGCGTGCACGATGTTGTAGACGACGACGGCCAGGCCTACCCATTTGTAGACGTTGGCCGGCAGGTATGGCGCCAGAGCTGGCAGGTTGTCGGCGACGGCGCCGATGATCTGGTCGGTGAACGGGAATGCGGCCAGCAGCATGGCGTTGAACCACACGCCCGCCGATGCCAGCCAGGCCTTGAGCCGGGCGATCATGGCTTTGCTCCCAGCTGCAGGCGCAGTGCCAGCTCCTCGCGCGCGTCGCGGCGGCGCATGTAGAACCAGTTCAGGAAGAAGGTGGCCAGCGCGGTGGCGATGCCCACGGCGATGCCCCATTGTGTCAGGGTCAGGGACGTCGCGATCGCCACGATGGCGCCGGCGTAGCTGCCTGCCTCGGGTGCGCTTGGAAGATTCATTTTTGCCTTTTCGTTGGGCGTAAAAAAGCCCGCTTGCGCGGGCTGGATGGGGTAAATGGCGCCGTTCGGATAATCGGCTCCTTGGGGTAGTCGACCATCTGCAGGTCAATGGGGCGCACGCGCTTCATGACGCCCGGATCGAACAAGCGAGCGCCTCCGGCGAACACGATGGCGAAGACCAGGTCAGAGCACCACCATTTCGTGTCGTCGGCCCAGTCTTCGGAATAGGTCAGCGGGATGCCGACGGCGCCGGCCCAGTCGTAGCCCTTCCCTGCCTGGCTCTCGGCAAATGCGATTGCCGCCGGAATGTCAGGCACCCAGACGTGCATGTCGCGGTAGACGACGATGCCGTCCATGACCTCGGCGACGCTGGCCGCGCGGCAGCCGTGCGTCATCGAGGCCTCATAGGCGCGCTCGTCAATGATGGCGATGGCATGGCTGAACTGGCGGGATCCGGACAGGACGCCGACAGCCAGGCTGATGGGGTTGTACGGCCAGCGGCTGGTGAGCCGAACCGTGATGATGCCTCCACGTTTGTTCATGGATTCCTTTTGGCAAGTAGGGATGACTTCAGATTTCTTCGATCTCGACCGTGCTGCCGTAGGTGGCCGAGTACTGGATGGTGATGTCCGAGTCCTTCGTGCGGCGCCCGTAGACCATGTCGTCCCGCTCGTGCGCGGCATCGGCTGAGCCGGGCCTTACGGCGATCAGCACTGGGTAGGCGCGGCTGTTGCGCACGATGCCAGCGAAAGTGGCTCGGTCCGCCGGCGGCATGACGGACAGATCGACCGACAGGCGGCGGTAGGTGAATCCCTGCTCCGCGCCTTGGGCGCCAGATGCTTTGCGATACAGCTCGGTCGTATCGACCGGCGTCATCGTCGCATCCGTCGCGTTGTATTGCGGCGACCAGTACGGACCAACCACCAGGCAGGCCGCCTCCAGATAGCCCTGCAGGTTGCCCGGGTCAGCGATGTCGATCGCCATGCCCACCGCCAGCATTTGCGGGAACCACGCGACGGCGTAGGCGCCGCCGCCGTAGGCGTACGCGCTGGCTGCCCGAGCCGCCGTCCAGCCTCGCAGTTTGACGGCCGGCGCCGGACAGCACAGAACCGCGCCGCTGTCGTAGTCGTAGCTCTGCCAGGTGTCGATGTAGCCGGCAGGTCGACTTCCCGCCGCCGCGCCGCTCGGGAAATACGAGGATAGCGCGCCGCCCTCTACCTGTGCGCCGAAAATATGCACCACGTCGCCCACGCTCGCGACATCGGGCGCATCGACCCGAACCCGGTAAGTGCCGGCGGTGGTGATCGTGCACGTGGCCGAGTACCGCACCCAGCCATTACCCAGCGCGCGGGTGTCGGCGGCTGCGCTGAAGCCGGCCAGGTTGCCGTTGTTCCAGAACCAGGCATTCGGCGCCTTGCCGACGGCGCCACCGACAGCTTTCAGGAATACGGAGAAAGTGTAGGTCCCGGCCGCCAGGGCCAGGGCTTTGGCCAAATACGGGTCGGATCCAGTCGCCGTGATGGCAAACGCGTTGTTCGTGCCGTCCGGCGCCGCAACCCCGCTCGCCAGGCTCAGCCCGGACTTTTCCCAACTTGCGTCGCCAAACGCCTCGCTGTACGTGATCAGGTTGGTCTTGCTCGCCTCCCTCGATAGGCGCACGCGCTTCGTCGTCGCCGGCGAGAAGTTGCAAGGTGCCAGCGCGGCGCAGCCCAGCATCTCGGGCGTCGGCCATGCCAGGCGCAGCGCGACCGCGGTGCCGGTGGCGCGCCAGAGCGTGTCCTTGTCGTCGATGCGAAGCTTGGCGGCCGACATCGCGGTGCTGGCCTCGCTCGATGCGGTCAGCGTCGTTGCGCGCTCGAGCGCGTTGTCGTGCACGATGCGCATGTTGCTCATGCCAGTCCTTTCATCAGGTTGGATTGGGCGACGGTGAATGCCGCCAGGGCCGCGCGCGCGCCAGCAGCGTCGATAGCGTGCCGGGCGTCTTCCATGTGCTTCAGGCGAAGTGCGCGTATCCCGCTCAGCAGGCTGCGGTATTGGTCGGCCTGGGCCAGGATGTTTTCGGCGGCTTGCTGCTCCGTCATCCCATCGCGGTACTTCGCCGCGGCCCAGCTGGCGACGTCGGGCGGTGCGGCGCCCAGGTAGCCGGCCGCCTGCCAGGCGCGGGCCTGTGCCTCGGCCTGCATGTACTCCTCAGCCTTCGTGGTCTTGACCAGCACCGAGACGCGCGCGGCATCGGCGTCCGCATCGATGCGGTCCAGCACCTCCTTGATGACGTCGGCCGGGGGCACGGTCTCAACCCATACCACGGCGTCGTCGACCAAGTGCGCCGCCTCGGTGTCGGCGCGCCCAGCGCGGGTAAATTCCTCGTCGTAGCGCACCAGGATTGTCCCGTCGATCGGCGAGCCGCCCTGTGGAATGGTCGGACCGGCGTCCGGATCCGGGCGCCAGGTCGAGCCGACGATCATGTCGTCGTGGCGCACGATTAGGTATTGAATTTGCATTAAGGCTCCACTGCATTGCCGAATTGGACGGAGATGCGGGTTGAGGTGCCAGCAACTGCGCCACCAGAGTCATAGACGGTGAGCGAGAGATAGCCGTACTTCCACCCGGACCCGGTCGCCTTCAGTACTGCGCTCGAGCCGGTAGGGTCACCGGTCATAGCCATCTCGCTTGGCCCATTCTCTGGTGAGAATGCCCACAGGTAACGGTATGGACCACCGACGCCGCCACTAATTACCGGAGTAACCCCGAACGTCACGGATGATCCACTGATGTTACGCAGGGCTGTGTTCGGCAGCGAAACGCTGAGGGTCGTTTGCAGCTTCGGCGCGATGATGACCGGGTTGGTGAGCGTAAGTTGGCCGTTCTCCATCCGGAATCCGGGCATGAACACGTTACCGTCGCCCGTTGCTTGGAAATATCTATTGTTATTGAAGTTACCGATTAGCACCCCTTCCGGGCCGAAGTAGAACCCAGTTCCACCCGACGCGGGCCATGCATAACCTGTGTAGCTACCAGACTTGATGCTACCGCCCGTGACAATCGTCAATGAGCCGAGCGTGCCGGACGGCGCGAGCAGAGAGCCGGCAAAAGTGGCGGTGCCATCCGCCCCGATGCCGAACGTGGTATAGCCCCCCTTGCGGCCGTACAAGCCGCCGTTGCCGATAATGATTCCGTCGTTGGTGGTGCCGACCAAGATCGCCGACGATGATTGCAGCGAGAATTGGCCGGTGATAGCGGCGTAGCTGTCGGCCTGCAGTTTCTTGCCGATGGCGGTGTTCAGGCCCGGGATTTGGCTCGCGGCATTATTGCCCGCTGCGGCTTGGGCCGTGAGGCTTTCCACTGTGACGCCATTGACCAACGTACCGGCTGGTGCGCCTACTGTGGCGCCGCGTGCATGCCTAGCTAGCCACAAGCCCGCCGAGCGCAAGTATTGCGGGGCGTTAGCGGGGCCGTTTTGCTGGAGCCATGGAGCGATCTGTGCGGGCACACGCACCACACCGTCTAGAGACATCATAGAGGCCGGGAATGTGTAGCTCCCTTGGATAAATGACCATGGCTGATACCCGCCAATCGGGCAGAGCGGCATCCAAGTAATAATTGCCCCGTTTTTGTCATAAATAATAAACCCGAAGCCGGCACTATACTGACAATCCTGCGTCCCCAACCATGCTGATCCGTAGATGGTTTCGCCGGGCGTTACTCGAATGTTGTTCCCAGTTTCATAGCTATCGCGGGCGTTGGTGATGAACGATTTCGTGTACGGGACCAGTCCAGATTGCGCGTTATCGACGGCTTGAATGTATCCGTTAGACCACGTGCCAAAAAGTCCGTCCTCGAACGAACCCTTTTTAATCAAGTTGGCGGACTCTTCCGGGCGCCCGTTGACGCTGTCCCAAATCGCCGTCTTTCCCGCTGTAAGGATTCCCGCGTCTATATCTTCCTTGGCCGGCATCCACGTAGTGGGCTTATTGCCCTCTTCCACTTGGAAATTGTAGACGCGCATCCAACTGTAGCCTGTTGAGCGAATACCGAAGCGCGGACTTACTCCTGTCACATTCGCCGGGCACACCCACACAGTGATCTGCCGCAAACGTGCGCCACCTGTTTGCAGAACGTCCATAGGGAATCCCCATGCACCGCCAAGATTGTCATAAAAGTAATTGCTGCTTGATGTGATAGAACTGAGGGTATTTGTCGCATACTCGTAGCTGAACACATACTGTTTACCCGGAGTGACGGGAATAAGCGGCCCTTGTCCATCTACATAGGCGTCACCTCCAGCGGTGTCAAAAAGCAGGTTGAAATTGCCCGACACTCCCTCGATAACTAACCCTGCCACATCCGGCGATTTCTGTGCCCACGGACGGAGCCTTCGTTCAAATGCGCTGTCTTGCGCAAGGTTGCGACCGCCGATTACGATATCGCTATTTACAGTACCTGGTGCGGCATTTGCCGGATTCAGTTTACCGCCGGCCTGCAGCATGACAGAGCCGTCCGGGTTCAGGATCTTGATCGAGCGGCACACCAAGTTGCCGTCGTTGTCGACAGTGAACGTGCCGCCGCCCAGGTTGATACTGCCGGCATTAATCGCGCCCAGGTTGGCCGTGATCGCCGACAGGGTGGCCACCTTGAGCGACGACCAGTACGGAATCGACCAGGTCACCTTGTCGGTGGCCGGATCGTAGATGCCGTCGGTCTGGTACATGCGCTGACCATCGGCAAGAGTCGGCACGGCCGTCGAATAGGTGCCAGCCAGGCCGCTGCTGTTTGCCGCTGGCAGACTGGTCCGGCCGGTGGTCTGCGCCGGCGCGCCGTTGGCTGCGATCGCGCTTGAGGCGATGTAGGCAGTCACGTACGAGGCGCCCTGTTGCCCGGGGCCGCCGTTGGTGCCGGCGTAGCCGATCGCCATGATCGATGCGGACGACCAGTTGAAGGACGTGTCACCGTTCGCGGCCGAATCGACCAACTTCACGCTTGCCGCCCACAGTGTCATGCCGGCGGCAGGCGCCGCGCCGGGCACGAGGGTCCAGCCGGACGGCGCTTCACCGAATGAGTTGCTGGCCCAGCGGAACAAGGCGCTGCCGACCGGCCCGGCCGGGATCGTGGCCGCCCACTGGTAGACTGTAGCAGCGCCCGACTGCACACCACTGGCGCCGGTCGCGCCATTCTGCGACCAGGCCTCGACCGTGGCACCGGTGTAGCTGACGGCTGTCGTCGTTGCTTTGCCCGCTGCGGAGACGGAAACAGACGCAACGTACAGACGAAGGCCGGGAGTACCTGGGTTCGCTGGGACGGTGACGCTCCAGCCGTCCGTGCCGGCGTATGTGCCATTCCAAGCTCCGGCCCAGGTGAACGTACTGCCGCCGGTCGGCTTGGCCGGCACGGTGGTCGAGAACTGGTACAGGCGGGCCACTGCCGTTTGCGCGCCGTCGGCCCCCTGTGCGCCATCCGAAACCTTGGTGACGATCGCCTGCTGCGCGTAGGGAACGCCGTCGACAGTGATCGCCGCCGTGATGTAGATGGCCTCTGCGCCTGCTGCCGTGTACGCGGCAAAGTCGAGCGTCGCTTCGTTGGTCGCGGCATTGACCGTCAGCTTCGCGCCGTTCGACGCGCCGAAGCTCACCTGGCCGGCCATGTTGAGCAAGGTCGCCTTGAATGTGAACGACGGCGGCGTCGATGTCGAGCCGTTTCCGGATGCCCGGAAGATGGCCGCTGATGGCGTCAGGAACATCCCGCGATCGGTCGGCGGAGTAAAGCGCGGCACGGCCGCCATGATCAGCAGGTCGCGGTCGTTGACAATTTCCGCCATTAGACGGTTACCTCCATGGTGATACGAAGCGTGCCCCAGTTGACGGAGCGCGAAGTGACTAGGCCGGGCTTGCCGGCGGCCAGGCCGAAACGGTTGCTGTACAGCTTCACGGTCGACCCCAGCTCGGTCAGCAGCTGGGCCGCGGTGGCCTCGAAGCGGTAGGTGGTGCGCGGCACCTTGACGATTGCAAGGCGCCGGTCGGCCTCGGCCTGGGCGTCGACCTTGCGCAGCAGGCATGTGTCGATCTGCACCGGCTCGGCGTCGCGCCTGTAGGTGGCCTGCACCGCAGCATCGCTCGATGTGACGGACGACCATTCCTGCGAGTACAGCTCCTTGTCCCGCGCCGACAACAGGGTTTGCAGGTTGTTCTGGACCGTCCAGTTGCGGTTGTAGCCGACCTTCACAGCCGCCCGCACCTCAGTACGATTGGCGATCGTGATGCTGCGGTCGATCTGCTGCGACTGGCGAATCTCGATCGAGGCCGACGTCGGGATGACGAACTGGATCAGGCGCAGCTTGCCCGCCATCGAGGGCACGAGCTGGGCGCCGACGCTGCCGGCCAGCTGCTGGACTGCCACCAGCACGTTGGTACGCTCGAGCAGCGGCAGCCCGACGGGTTGCGGGTGCGCCGCTTCGAACGCGGCCAGCTGCGCGGCATCGAGCTCGTCCGTGGTGAACCGCGTGCTGGCTTTGCCGCACTGGGTCACCAGGTACTGGACCAGCTTGCCGATGGTGTTGACGTAGGCGCCGTTGTACCTGACGCCCTGAGCGCTGCAGGTGACCTGCCCGCCCTCGATGTTGCTGGTGAACTTGAAGCGGCCGGTTGTCAGATCGACCGTGATCTCGCGCGGCTTGCCATCCAGGCGCGCCTCGATCAGCCGCTCCTCGCCGCCGAACGCATATTCCAGCGTGTTCGGGTTGGTCTGCACCGGCGTGAAATTGCTCCCCTCCCCCAGCAGCTTCGGTACCAGGGCATCAGGGTTCGTCGCGTTGCCGCCGACCTTGACGTCGGTGACCGGCGTGTTCAAGCGCTCCAGCTGGTTCGTCAGGCGCAGGTTCAACCTGTCGCGCGACTTGCTGCCGATGTCGATGACCACGCCCTTGAACACCTGGCGGAAGTCGGCGCGGTCCCAGCGCACGTCGCCCAGGAACGCCTGTACCGACCGGTTCGCCCAGACATCGTCGAGCCAGGAATCGCGCGCGCCGTCGTTGTTGTAGATCTCGATGTCGCCGGTCGACAGGCTGGCGTCGGCATCCATCGAAATCGATTCCGTCACCACCAGGCCGCCTGCCACCACCGCCTCATACCTGGTGGTGGCCGAGCTGCTGTTGTACATGGTGTTCGACAGGTACCGCGTGCCGGCACTCGATTCCACCTCGAACAGCATGCAGCGCAGCGCGGTGTTCGAATCGAGCCACACTGCAAATTGCTCATCAGTAATCAAGTAGGCTCCCTCTTCGAATTTGCTGCGGCCCAGGCGGCATCCGTCGCAGCCTCCTTGGTGCCGGTCACGACGGTTTCCGCTGCCTGCCGGGTGGCTGCGACGTTGGTCGTGATTTGGTCGTCGGACTGCTTCTGCGCATCGGCCCGCAGCGCCTTGACTTCTTCGCGCAGCGCCTTGACCTCGGCTGCCAGTGGTCCCATGTCGACCGTTCCCATGCGGGAGTAGTTGATCGGTGCATAGGTGGGCGTGAACGTGGGCATCTCCTGCTCCTTCACCGCCGCTGGCAGGTACTGAGCACCTTGGGCGATCAGCTTCAGCGTGCTGCTGATATCCGCGAGGCTCGCCGACGAGTCGGTCAGTGCATCCAGACTGGCCTGCGCCACATTGACCGATCCCGCTGCCCACTGCGACAGTTCGTCGTTGGTGCGCATGACGGCCGCCAGGTCGGACGAGTACTGCGCGTCGCCGCCGTTGAGCTTCTGGGACAAGCCCAGGAAGGTCTGTTCAATCGACTGCAGTTGACCTTGCGCTGTCGCGTCGCCGCCCGCTGCGGCCGTCTTGGTTTGCTCGAACTGGCGGCGCGCCTCCGCGTACTGCTGCTCGGGCGTGAGCGTCGACAGGTTGCTCAGGGCAAGGCTGTTGTTCAGCCCGGCGGCCGTCTCCGAGAACGACTTCATGCGGGTGATGAAATCGCCCAGACTGGTCTTGGCTGCATCCTGTGCATCCTTGACCTTCTGAGACGCCTGCACCTGGTCGAACAGCGACTGGTTGCTGGCGTCCAGGGCGTCTCGCTGCTTGGCCAGCAGTTGCGCTGACGTCATGGTCAGCTGGTCCAGCTGGTCCTGCAGGTCCTTGCGCTCGTCGGCGACTTCCTGCTCGGTCTTCGTCAGGTCGACGGCTGCCGCGTGGGTGGCGGCGAACGCCGCTTCCAGACCCATCAGTGAAGCGAACAGCTTTTGGCCAGCCGCAGTGTTCAGGTCTTGGCCCAGGGCGGCGGCTTTGAACTGGTCCCGCGACTTAACGTAGCCCAGGCCGAGCGACGCCAGCTGGTCGTCGACGAACTTGGCCACCGGCGCCAGCTGTTCCTTCTTGGTCAGGAAGTTGGAGCCGAAGCTCGCAACCTTGCTCTGGAAATCATCGACTCCACCCATCAGTGCGATGAGGCCTTCGCGCGCGGCGATCGACTGCACGCCTACGCTGCCGAACGTCTTTCCGATCGACTGCAGCGAAGCATCGACCTTGGCGTAGTCCGATGCGACCCGCACCAGGGTTTCAAGGTAGCCCTCTCCGACCTGCTGGAACTGCTGCAGGCCGCCGACCGCATAGCTGGCCATCTGGTCGCCCAGCTTCGAGAACACCGACTCGAGCGCCTTTTGGATCTCCTCGCCGGTCATCCCCTTGAGGGACACCTTGCCGATGTCGACCACGAAGCTGTTGAGCTGCGCCTCGAAGCCACTGCCGGACACGCCGAGCAGCTTGCCGGCCTCAGTGATGCTATCGGCCAGGCTCTCGATCACCAAGCCGAACTGGATATTTGCATCCTGTCCCAACGAAGTCAGCTGGGTGTTTCGCTTGTCGCTGTGGAACCAGCCGCCGCTCGTCTTGACGTCAGCGTACTGGCTGGCCTTGGCGCCGCCAGACATGGCCGCCGCCAGGGTGGTCTTGTCCATCGTGAAGCCGGAGTCCTCGACGCTCTGCTTTCCGCCGAAGATCGAGGTGGCGATCTTGCCCACGAAACTGCTCTTGCTGGCCAGGTAGCCCAGCAGCGCGCCCCCGATCATGCCGATCGGCCCGCCCACAGCGCCCAGGGATGTGAACGCCGTCAGGCCTGCACCAGCCATGCCGCCCAGCGCTGCGCCGCCAGCAGCCAGGCCGGCACCGGCCAGCGTGGTGCCCAGCCCATTATTGGTGTTGAGGTTGACCTTCGGGTTGGCGATGTCGGTACCGCTGACGATCTGGCTGGCGAAGCTGCTGATGCTGGTCTCGATCGCCCGCAACGACGCCGACATGTCCGACAGGTAGTCGATTTGCGTGCTCGAGTTCGACGCAGACAGCGCGATTGATCGAGCAATCGACTCAGACTTCGCGCCGCTATTACCCAGTACAGTACCAGTGCCCTGATCCCGCTGACGCTGTTCGGAAAGACTGATGTTTCCACCGCCGAGACTGCCGACCATCTTGGCGCCGATGGCGACGACTGCTGCCAGCGTTGCGGCGCCCGCCGCCAGGTTCAGCGGGAATGGCATCGAGGCGATGGCCTTGACGACAGCCGTGACGCCCCAGGCGCTGGCCTCGGTTGCAGCCAGACCCGTCGAGGCTGCGCTGGTTGCAGCTTCGCCGGTCAGCTTAGTTGCGTTCAGCATTGTGTTGGCGGCGACCTCGGTCTCTTTGAAGAAAATCTTCTTCGCCATCGACTCCAGGGCCATCGCCATTTCATAGGCGCGATAGGCCTTTTCAACACCTTCCATCACCTTGTAGCCGGCAGTGTTTTCCTTGAAAAAAACTTTTGCCGCGCTTGCCATGTCGCCGTAGCTCTTGACCTGCGCCTGGGCCGATGCCTCGGCAGCCATCGTTTGGGCGCGAGCGATCTTCGTCGGATCGCCATGAGCGTCCTGAATTGCCCCGGCTAGCTGCGCAGCAATTGCGGCCTGGGTTTTTCCGTAGCCGCTCATCGCGGTCGTCAGGCCGCCGATTGCCTCGCCAACGCGGCCGAAGGAGTCAGCCATCCCCTGGGCGGCGGACTGGGTTGCCTCGTCCAATGCCGACATGATGTCGACCATGGCCCGCAGGTCTTCCAGGTTCTTGTCGTAGAGCTCCTGCTTGGCTGCGCCGTCAACGATGGCCGCACTACGCTCGCGAATGGCTTTCGCCTCGTCACGGATGCGCTGCGCCTTTTCGCCGGTCAGATCCATGCCCTCGGCGGTGAATGCCTCGGCATCCTTGCGCGCCGCAGCTTCCTCCAGACGCTGCGCGGTGAGCGCGGCAACCTGGCGAGTGGTCAGGCCGATCTGCTCATTCTGGTCCATCTGTGCCTGAGTCTGCTGCCGCAGGCTGGCCAGCTCGGCCATGTCCTTCTCGGTCAGGTCGGCCGATGCACCGACTGCCGCGCGGTAGCGCTGCTGCTCGAGCGCAAAGAGGTCTTCTGTTTGCTTTGCCTGAAGCCCCGCCACCTTGATGCTGATGGCGCCGATTTTCCCCGCCAGGTCCGCTTGCTGCTGCTGATTGTCGACCTTGCGCCCCGCGAGATCGAGCTGCCCGGAGAGCGAAGTTCTTTCAATTCCGAGCGCGTCGATCTGCGCCTTGGTCGTACGGCGGATTGCCGCCTCTTCATCGATCTGGCCACTGTTTTTGAGGAACTGGATGTGCTCTTGATCACGCTGATTCAGCAGGGACTGCACCTCAGCTCGGCGCGCGATGGCGGCGTTGGCCAAGTCGATGCTTTTGGCGAAGTCCTTGCCAGCCTCCGAGCCATTGAACGTGTCGGCTGCAAGCTTTTTTACGGCCTTCGTGTAGTCGTCTTGCTTGATTTTCCCGTCAGCGAGCGCCCTTTGCAATTCAGCCAAGTCGGCAATATACGACGCGTTGACGCCAGCGAGTTTTGCACGGAAATCGACGGCCGACTTACTGCTTGCTTCGCGCTCCACCCGCAGCTCTTTGTTGGCATCCACGGTCTTTCTAAGACTGTCGTACTCAGCCTGATAGTCGATCAGCGTTATCGAATTGACCGCCGAAATATTTGCGCCTTGCGCTTTCAGAGCGTCGATATTTTTCAATACCTCGCCCATGCGATCCAGCGCTTCGCCCCCTTGAAACGCGTCCGCGCCCATGTCACCCTGCTTTGACAGAGCGATCCGTTCGCGGAGCTTTTCATTTTGCTTTTCGAGGTCAGCAACGATCTGACCCGTCATCTTGCCGACCTTTTGCTCGGCCTCTGCGGTCGCCTCGTCCTGCTTCTGCTTGTACCAGACCCATGCGGTAGCGGCTAGGCCCAGGACGGTAATTAGCGCACCGATCGGACCGCCGAGCAGGGCAAGGGCGCGCGCCCCCATGCCCGCAGCGACCCCGCCCGCTGCTGTCGCGCCGGTCAGCGCGCCCTGCGCGGCAGTTTGCGCGGCAAGCGCTGCGGTAACCTGGGCGGAGACGGCGGCCTGTTGGCGACCAAGAATGGCAAGCTCGGCCAGCATTGCTGAGCGCTGAGCCTCGGCAACCTGCAGTTCAGCGGTCGCGAGGCGAACCGTGCGCAACGCAAAGCTCTGGGCGCCGGCCGCCTCTGCCGCCGCGATCGCGGCCCGAGCTGCAGCGATGCTCGTGTTTGCTCCAGCCAGCTTCGCAACGGACTCCTCGCGAGCCACCACGATCATTGCCTGCGTCACGCCGAGCTGAGTCGTCTTCGCTGCAGCGCTCGCAACATCGGCCTCCGCTGCGGCGATCGTTGCCGCGCGCGCCGCCGCTGTTTCCGCGATTTGCGCCCGCATCGCCACCGCCCATCCATCGATAGCGGTCGCAAGCTTTGCTGCCGCCACTGTTGCCATCACCCCGGCCAGCATAGTAAGGTTGTTGGCAAGAACCTCGATTCCGAATTTCGCGGCGTCGCCGATCCCGGATTGAGCGATCTGGAGCACAAAAGCATCCCACTTATCAGCAAGGTTGCTGATCGCCCCGTCGAGCGTTGCTGCGCGCATTGCCATCGCTCCAGCGAAATCAGTATTGCCAATTTTTTGCAGGTACGCCTGTATCTCCTCGGCGTTTTTGCCGATGCTGACAGTTGTTCCCTTGAATGTCAGCGCGACCTTATCGCCATTCTGCGACGCGGTAATGCCAAATTCTTTCAAGCGCTCGAATTCCCCCGTCGCCGCGTCCGCGACCGCCTCGATCATCTGATTCAGGCCCTTGCCCATCGCGGCAGCAGTATTGCCATAGGCCCGAATCGCCTTTTCCGATGGGTCAAGACCGAGATTTTTCATCTTGATGAAGGCCTCGGTGGCATCCTTCACCCCATAAGGCGTGGAAGCGGCAAATGCTTGCAGCGACTTAAACGTTCTCGCCGCCTCGGCGCTGGACCCGGTTGCCGTGATGAGCGATGCATTCAGCTTGTCGAATTCGCGTTGCGCACCAAGCACTTGGCTTCCGAGTGCCGCGAGCGAGAAGCCGCCGATCATGCCGGCGAGCGCTTCTTTTACCGCAAAGGCCATGCGCGTCATGCTTGTCGTCGTCCGACTTACAATTTGGACGGCGCTATCCATGTCGCGCTGGAGTCGCGCGATATTTGCCATCAATTGAATCTCGATGCTGCCAGCAATCATGCGCGCCCCAAATAAAAAACCGCCCGAAGGCGGCTCAAAAACAAAAAAGCCAGCATGATGCTGGCCTAATAAAAACTAAAATCTAGTCGAGGATGCGCACTACCCCGCTAATAAGCGTTGCACTCGTGCGTTGCCCCTTCGCAGATTCCGTTCGCGAATAGGAGGGCGATGTGATATCCGGGCCGCTGCCATTGCAGCAACTCTTTACTGCCGTCCACGGCTAAAAAGCTATTTGGCAATCCTATGGTAAGCATGATCTCGTCCTTCGTTCGCCCGGCCAGATGCCCCAAGCGGTACAGCTTCCGCTTAAATGAGTAGGCTTCCGCCCAGACAGCAGCTCCCCACAGCGTAGGGAGTCCCACAATAGCCAGAATCGCCAGATAAAACCCATCCATATTGTCTCCAATTTCAGATGAGACAATATTACACCAGCGAAAATGCGATCCCGGAAAAGGCTTTCAACCCACCAGCTTGCGCAGGTACGTGCTTGCCCTACAGTTTTGCCAAGCTCCGGAACGCATTCCGCTGCTCGATCACAGCAAGCGTCTTCTCTGGTTGATAGGTTTCAGGCTGCCACGGTGCCGGACAGTTTTGCTCCGTTGCCCTGTGCGACTCACCCAGGTACTCCCGCGACAGGCGCAGCAGGGTTCGCGCCTCCCAGGGACTCAGGCTGATCCCGGTGAGGCGGCTCCATGATTCAAGTTCGCCGGCGCCGACTGGCGCGCTTCCCATGCCGGCCGCCACCGTCGGGCCGAACTCGAACAAGTGGGCGACCAGGTATTCACCCCACTCTAGCGGCGGCATTTCGATCTCAGCGCCCTCGTTTTCCAGCATCTCGCGGCGGGTGAGGCGGGGCGGCTTTTCCCCCGACTCTGCCGCCGCGCCCATGGGTGGATCGCGGTTGGGCGCAGCGCTGAGCCAAGCTGAGTGCCTGACATACAGCGCGAGCGCGTCAGCGCCGGCGCTTAGAAATTTGCCCAGTCAGCATGGAACTCGACAACCTGCGCCGTGATCCAGCCCAGCTTCGGATTGCTGTACAACTCGTGCGCCGGCACCGGGAAGTTCTCGATGCGCGCGGTCACGGCGGTCAGCTTGTCAGCTTTCTCGCCCTGCTTGGTTTCGACGGTTTCCTTGACCGCCTTGCCGCGCATGGCAGCGAAGGTGCGGGCGTTGCTCGCGGTTTCCAGCTTGTGCTGGGCGTTCAGCGCTTCGCGCGTGCCCGGGCTGCGGATTTCGATGCGCACCGGCTGACCGTTGACCACCAGCGGGCCATCGCCCTTGATGCTCTGGACGTCGAGCCAGGCGGTGTCACGCGCTTCGAAGTCAGCCAGGTTGAAAGCGGTGGCGGTAGCGGTGTTTTGGAATTGATCGTTCATGGTATTGCCTTTCTTCGCGGGTTTTTAAATGCCCGTGCCGGCCGCCGCTCCCGCGAAGGAGACGGCGGCCCGCCGGTGCTGGTGTTGGCCGGGTGGCCGAAAAAGGATTACGGCGCCGGGACGATGACCGGTGCTTTGCAGATGCCCGACTGGGCAGTGACGGTTTTCGCATCGCCAGCGGCGCCGCCCGAGTATTCGAACGAAGCGACCAGGATGTCGAGGTAGTGGATCTCGCCGTCCGAGTAGGTGATCTTCAGGCTGTAGTGGTTCGGGGACGCTTCCGCGGCCTTCACGATGACCTGGCCGGCATCGGTCGGGACGTCGCCGAAGACCATGTCCATGTTGCCGTAGTCAGGCGTGCCCTTGGTCTTTTCGGCGGGGCCGGCGATCGGCGTCCACACATTGATCGGGCGCTTCGACCCGTGCGGGGTCACCGACTGCATCTTGCCGATGGTGGTGTAGGTCATCGCCGTCGAGCCGTAGCCGGCGGCGTCGTAGGTTGCCGGCAGCGCAGCGCTGATGGCGTAAATGGTGTCGGTTTGCGATGCGACGTTGGTGCGTGCGACCATGTTCGGGATCCTTGTGGATTGGGTGGGACGAAAAAAAGCCACCCAAAAGGTGGCGGTTGATACTGCTGTCGATGCAGAAGGGCGACTATTCGACGTAGGTGATGATGAAATCCTGCGAGCCGATGAATGATCCGATCGCGTCGTCGCGGAGGTCGGGCCCGATGGTGTCCTTGACCAGACTCTCCACCCGCACGCCGTTCACGACGCCCCGCATCCTCGGCAGCGCCTCGCGAGCCAGCTTCTGGATTGTCTTCTGCGAGGGTCGGGATTTCGCGTGCACGGTCACCTGGACGCGCGCCCGGCAGACGTCGTCGCCATCGCCGGCGATGGTCGGCGCGTAGTTCCCGCTGATCTGCGACACCTCGATGGCCGGCAGCGGCACGTCTTGCGGTAGGTCTGAGGCAATACGATCGGCCGGCACTACCGCGGTGAGTGCAGTGTCACTGGCCAACAGATAGCGGATTGCTTTGACGCCAGGCATTACGCCCCCTTCTTCTTCGGCCGCGCCAGCGGCGCGTAGTGTTCGACCTGGACGCCTTGGGCGCGCAGTTCGGCAGTCAGTGCGGCAAGCCCGATCGTCAGGCCCGGGAAGCAGTGAAGCTCCTCATAGCGCTCGGTGTCGAAGCCGAACAGCATGAGCTTGGCGGCGCCAGCCGCGGCAGCGATATGCATGGCGGCCATGGCGTTGTTCCGGAGGTGGACAACGTTGCCTGGCTCCAGCGTTACCACCTCATGTGGCAAGTGCACATAGAAGGCATCAAGTTCGGACTCGACGCCCACGACGCGCATGCCGGCGAAGTCCTTGGCCTCGGCCGGCCAGTTTCCATCGATGGAGACGAGCATGTCGGCCCAGGGCGCGACAGCGGCGGCACGATTGACAGCTATGGCGCGCGCCGGCCGATCGGTCGTTGCGAGTTCCTCGGCTAGGGTTGGGCCATTCCCGAGGATAGCGACGGTTTCGCCTGGCCACATACGGGAAATCATGAATGGTGTAGTCATGGTTTTCTAATCTCCTTCTGGCGCCGGCACGTTGATGCCCTCTTTCGTCAGGCGCTTTCTGACTTGCGCGGCGACCGCCTCGATTGCCGCCGACGACTTGGAGTCGAAGGTCGGCCGCACGAATGGCTTGGCCCGGGCGCCAGGGTGGTCGACTTCCTGCACGGCCACGCCGCTGAATGAGAGTGCGTGTTGCGGTTTGGCCTTGATCTTGTGCGCCGCAGTGCCGAATTCGACCAGGTACGCGTGCGGCGCCTTTTTACCACCGACCTTGACGGCCGCATAGACGGTTCCGCCCTTGGACCTCACCGAGACCCGGATGCTATCGCGCAGATCACCCTCATCGACAGGAACCTCCTGCTTCGCCTCGACCTTGAAGACATTCACGCCTTGGCGGAGTGCAGAGCGCAGAATGTTGCGTTCAACTTTCACCGGCACCCCCTGCAGGAACTGACCGAGCTCGCGACCGCCGCGGATCATTTCGTCAGCCATGCGAATACCCCTCCAGCATGAATTCCATGTGCCGCTTGTCATCCAGCAGCGCCGGCCCGGCGATGATCTGCATGAGGCGCCCGCCCTTGCCATGCAGCGTCACGCGCATGTCGGACGTAATCTTCTTGTTGATGTTGATGCGCAGACGCGTGCGCGTCACCGCTGTTGCCAGGCCGTTCGCTGTCGACTCGCCGCGGCTGGGCAGCACGTCTTGGGTGTTGGCCCAGACGCGGTTTGCCACAACCTCCCAGGCCTCGACCTCAGTTCCATAATCCGGATCGCGCGCAGTAGTGCGTCGCTCGACCGTCACCTGCTCATTTTTCGAAAATGGCTTCATCATGCGTAATACACCTCACCCCACAGCAGGCGCTTGATATTCTCGTTTGTCGGATTGCCGCCGGTCTGGAAGTGCTCCTGCACGCGCGCCAGGACGAAGCCCGAGATCCCGTCGGGTACCTGGGCCGGATCCGACCCGTAGCCACAGCGGAAGCGCACCTCGACCGCGCCAATCATCTGCGCGGTCGCCGGCCAGGCTCGGCCCGGCTTGAGCACGATGTACCCTGGCTCGGTCTTGTGGTCCACCTGGTAATCCTGCGGGTCGAGGGTTTGCTGGATGCCGTCGACGTCGTAGAACTTCACGGATTCGACGGCCAGCAGAGGCGGCTTTTGCAGCTTGATCGACCGGGAAGCCGGGAATGCATCGAGCGTCAGCTCCCAGGTCTGCTCCATGATGAAGCGGTTCGTTTCGGTCTCCGCCTCGGTGGTGTAGGTCCGGATTGCGCGCACGATCTCGGCGTCGAGTTCCGACTTGCCATCCTCGCCGACGTCGGCACGCGCGTTCAGCCGCGCTTCTTCCATCGACACGGCCAGGGCTGTTGGACGCAAGGCGATCGTAAAGGTCATCGGTCGCCCCTTTGCTTTACGGGTTGCCGGACGCCGGCAGGCTCAGACCCCGACGCCGTCGGCGCGCGGGCGAACTGCGGCGCCGACTTCTCGGCGTGCTCGCGTGCGCGCACCTGGTGCCGCTGCTTGAGGCCTTCGAGGTCGCGCTCGAGCTGGGCGCGTACTGCTGGAAGTTGAGATACGTCGATCATGGGTCCACCTTGTTAAACCAGGTCGTCTTATCGAAACGTTCGCCATTCGCGCAAGTCACGCGCGCCACCCACTTCCAGCCCGCCGGCGGCTCGGCGTCCGTGCCACCAAGGAAAGCGACGATATAGGTGCGCTGGACGCCCGCCAGTGTCACTGTCTGGATCTGGGGGTCCTCCAGCTGCACCACGCCGACGACCACCAGCACTACCGAGGCCGCTGTAGTGGCCCGGTCGATCAGTTCCTGGGTAATGTCGGCGGCGTAGTGACTTTTCTCGTCCGGATCCCGGTCGACCGTCATCTTGCCGTCGATGAGAGTTGGCTCTTTTGCACTCATTGAAACCTCGATACCCGGCTGCCAGAGCCTTCGAATACGGCGACCCGGCTACCACTGCCATCGAAGACGGCGATACGGGACGGGTGGATTTTTGAAATGTCGAACATGGGTGGCGCGCCGTCGGCAAGCTTGGCCACTGCAGTCGCGACAGCAGCGGCGCTGCCGGCCAGCGCCAGGCGCGTGCTCAGCGCCGCAGCCCCGGACGCGGTAGCGGTTGCAGCCCCTGCCAGCTGGACAGCCGTCGCCAGGGCGCCAGTCCCGGTCGAGGCCGTGACGGCGGTGCCGGCCAGGCGAATCCCGGTTGAAAGAGTGCCGGTACCGCTTGCCGTCGACACTGCCGCACCCGAGAGGCCTGCAGCGCTCCCGGCCAGAGATCCCGATGCGCTCGCCGTCGCGGTGGCCGCGCCCGATAGCGGTATCGCCGTCGACAGTGCTGCAGCCGCCGATGCCGTCGCCGCGCCAGAGCCGGCCAGCCGAACTGACGTCGCGAGCGCGCCCGTAGCACTTGCCACCGCGGCCGCGCCGCCCGCTAGTCGAACAGCGGTAGACAGGCCGCCAGAAGCCGAAGCGGCAGCGGTGCCCGAGCCTGCGAGCGATGTATCGGCGACCGGCGCGGCGAACGCACTGATGGCCGCAAGCGCAGCCCGATCACGCGGCGCCTGAAACTGCGCCCACGGGTTCTCGAAGAACGATCGGATTTCGGCGGCGCTGGGCTCGACCGGCGTAAGCACGCGACCGGCCAAAACCGCGTCGCTCGACGAAGTCCAGTAGGCGTCCGTCACGAACGTGCCGAGCATGAAGGCGGACGCCGCCAGGTTCGCGGGGCCCTGGGCAAAGTATGCGACCTGCTTCCCGTCGCGCCAGAACTCCATTCCGGTCTGGCGGCGCACTACAACCAGGAGCGTCAACGTGTCGACAGGCAGCGTTTCGCCTGCGTTGTTGAAGTCCGGATTGGCCGTGTTGCCGGTCCAGTTGTAAAGGGCGCCCCAGTTGTTCGATCCGCGCGATGTGCCGATTCGGCCGACGATGGCAGTATTGTTGGCGGATGAGCCTGTCAGGAACGTCGGATCATTGCCGCCGTTGCCCTTGTTGCCAGCATCACTGGTGAGGTAGCCCCACCAGAATTCCACGAAGCTCTGCGTGCCGATCGCCGGCTGGACTTCCGTCTGCAAATAGAAATTCTTGCGAAACGCCCAAGCTCGCCCGGCCGGCCGGACCGTCCCGGCAAAGCCCGTCCCGCCGCGCACCAGCTGCTTGCCGGTCGCATAGTTGATGTCCTGGGCCGCGCTGACGATCGCAAGGGCATTTGCTGCAAACCGGTTGGATCGGTCGAGCTGGGCGCACTGCTGCGGCTGCTGACGCAGGCGACTTGGCAGTAAGAGCGCGCCCATCGTTTAGCTTATCGCCAGTGAGACTTCGGCCACACTCAGGGACCCTCCATTGAAGGTCGCACCGGAATCATTCTTGATCACGAAGCGGGTGTATGGCGGAAGCACGCCACCATAGGCGGCGGCCACGGTGAAGTAGCCCGTCTGCAGGCCGCCGCCGGTGGGCAGCGGGAGCGAGCCCAGCCGCGTCATCACGGCTTCGTCAGCAGCATTCGCGCCGGTCTGGTACACGTTGTCATCGAGCGAGGCCTGAGCAAACACGACTGCTTGCTTACTGCTCGATACATTCCCTGCGGCTGTCACCGACAGCTCCAGAAATAGATCCGACGGCTGGTTCGCAACGTTACTCTTCGTCGCGCTCAATGCATACGATCCGGATGGCAGCGCAGCCAAACTTGCGGTCGTGAGGGGCACTTTGGGGCCCACCACCTGTCTCACATTTGCCATGCATCCCTCACTTGTTCTTCGGTTACCACGGCCAGGCCCAAAACTTCGGCGCGGGACGCTGGCTGCATGGCGCGCGCATACAGCGCGTCAGCCTGGACCTGGGTGCAAATGCCGGCAGCAATCCAGGCTTTGAACATGGACTGCACGTCAGGCATTTCCATATGGATGTCGACGCCGGACGCGAGCGTGTCGCGCAGGATCAGGCACGACGCCCGGCAGGGGTGTGTCTTTTCCTCGCTGGCGTCGACGATGTTCGCGTATGGCCCCGTTGCGGCCCAGGCCTGCGCCGTGGTCGACTTGATCGCCTTGACCATCGACTGCGTCGGCGCATTCAGCAGCTCGACCACGCTGCCTGGCGCAGCCGGCAGAAATTTCGCGTAGCCCAGCCCTGCCGGATCGGTGTGCAGCTCATCGCTCAGCGTCGTCATGATCAGTCGTCGATCCTGTAGGTGAGCGTGCCGGCGGGGAAGGACGGGGCCGGGTCGCCGTTGTTGATCGTTTTGGACGCAGTCAGCGCAGCGCGGATGATCTCGGTGCCGCCGGTCAGCGAATCGAAGATGCCCCACTCGACCGCCTGGCCCCAAGCGCCGCTCGGCGTCGAGAAGTTGATCGCGATGTTGTTCGACGTGGTGCCGCTCGATCCGCTGGACACCGCAGTGGTGCCGGCGCCCTGCGTGCCCGCCCAGTTCGCCAGGCTGGCGGCGACCGCCACACGGGCATAGCCACCGCCGCTCAGCTCGGTACCGACCGAAGCATCGCTGCCGGCCGCGCCGATCAAGCCGACATAGTGGGTGGATGGGCCAGTGCCGGCGGCCGCCGTCGAGTTGGCCAGGCCGAGCGCTTGGCCGCGGAACAGGAAGTCGATCAGCTTATTTTCGAATGCGTCGGTATTGGCGCTCATGCAGCCCTCGGGATATTGGATTCAGCGAGCCGGCGGCAGATGAAAGCCAGCAGCTCGTCGTCGGACCTGCCGACTATTTCTTCAGGGGTGATCGCCACCGAGCCGGCCGGGCCGCGCACGATGACGAAAGACGTTTAAGCGGACCCAGCATCCAGTGCGGGACGGCAAATTACTTCTCTGGCGAACAGCCCGGCAGCAGCTGGATGATTTTCATCTGCCCATGTCGCTCCATCTCTAGCGTCGTGACGCCCTGAGAGCGCAGTAGGTCGAGCACCCCTTCCCACGTCTCGCGGTCGACCTTGCCGACGGCGGCTTGCAGGTAGACTTTCGTGTCGCTCATATGCGTCACCGTAACGACAGCTTGATAGGGCAAGCGATTTTCATAGCCGCCCGGCTGGTCGTAAGCGCGGATAACGGAGGTTTGCGGGGTCATCGTCAGATGGGTCATGTAAGTCTCCGACTTCGTTCATAAGCGGCCGTTCACTGCGGCCGTGCGCGAGCTTGGCGGCGAGGCGGCGGGGAATGTGGCTTATGGATTACTTCGTGCGCAAGGCGCTGCCGGCACGCTGACCAGCTTGTTCGGCCACAGTCTCAGCTACTGGTTCACGTGCCTAACTGAGCATTTGATCCCGCGCATTATTGGTTGCGATCGCCAACGATCCGGATTTGCCGACAATCGTGGCGATCAATGTTCCCGGCGGCGCCGCGTTGGCGCGCACGTTGGCGATCCAGGCAGTGGTCGCGGGGCGCATGGGTTACTGAGCCTTGGGCTTGCGAGCGGGTTTGGCGGCGGGTGCGGCTTCGACATCTGCCCCTCCCGGCGGTAGTTCGGCATCGGCCGCGGCCTGCTGGATCGGCTCGGCGCCAACCTCCGTGGCCAGGCCGGCGTCGACGAAGGCTTCGGCCAGGTCGCGCGCCCCGGGAGTCGCGGTCAGGTCGTATTCCTGGTCAGCCTCGTACGAGGCAACCCGGATACCATCGACCGAGCCGGGCGCGGTGCTGAGCATGCGGATCAGCATACTCAGACCGTCGGGACGTTGGTCGGGTGGCCCAGGATCACCTGGGCGCCGCAGTCCAGCGTCGGCGACGTGCCGGCGACGGTCTTCACCACCGCACGGATGTAACGCTTGTAGCCCAGGTAGGCGACTTGCGACACCTGATTGGCGGTGGTGATCACTGGCTCGACGCCGCGGATGTCCTTGTCGGCGACCGCGGTGAAGGAGGCATTGTCGTCGCTTTCCTGCACTTCGAAGGTGAAGCTCGGCGTGGTACCGCCGATCGCGCCGCTCGAGAACACGACGGAGGCGGCGTTGAAGCCGGCCAAGTCGACGCCAATGCCGTTGGCGGCAGCATTGCGGGTTGCCGGCACCAGGGACTGGATCGGCTTGATATTAGATTTCAGGTCGCGCATGGACGATTCCTTGTGTATGGGTTGCGGAAACCCCCGGCGCGCGGCCGGGGATCGTTCGGCATCAGGCCGCGATCTTCAGCTTGCGGCCGGCTTCCGCCTGGCGGACGCCACCGCCGACGCGGCGGCGGGCGCGGAACACGACCAGGCCATCGTCGGCGCCGGTGGTGTAGTCGGCCTGCAGCGACACATTCACGCGGTCGGCGATCACATACAGCTTTTTCCAGTCGGCGAACACGACCGGGCACGAGTTCGCGGCGACGTTCGGCAGGTCGGCCATTTCGGCGTACGAAGCGCCCAGAATGGTGTTCGGCATGCCGTTTGCGATGCCAGGCGCCCAGAGGTACTGGTTCGTGGAGTCCTTCAGCTTGCGCACCTGGCCGAGCGTGTTGCGGTTCAGGCCGAAGAGCGCGCCGCGTGCGTAGGCAGTTTTCAGGTCGCTGTACAGGCTCAGCATGCCGTCGGCAGTGAGCAAGTTGGCATCGCCACTCTTGCTGAAAGCGATGTCCGGGTTGACCAGGATGCCTTCCATCTGGGCCGAGCCACCGGTGCCGCTGATCGACTCCAGACCCTCGCGCACCGAAAACTGATCGGCGGCGTCTTCGCGCAGTTCGGCGAACAGGTCGTAGTCGGAGTCCTCCAGCATCTGCTGCGACACCTCGATCCGAGCGAACATCTCCGGCGCGAAGAACTGCAGGACGCCGTAGGCCGGGTCGCCCGTGTTGTTGCGTTTCTGGGTTTCGCCGACGCGCGAGGCCGAGCCGTTGCCGATCTTGCGCGGCATCTTCAGGCTGTCGACGCCGATCGTGCGCACGGTCGCCAGGGCGCGGATCGGGGTCATCTCGATGATGTTCTTGATGATTTCCTTCTGCATGTCCGGCGGCGCCAGCAGGTAGCCGGCGCTCGCGTCGTCGCCCTTGACCAGCGCGGCCGAGCGCTCGCGCACCAGCTGCATATCGGCAGGATCGCGGTCGCCAGCCGATTTGCGCATGACGCGGTTGAATACGTCCATGTATTCCTGCGCAGCCTTTGCTTGCGGATCTGCAGCGCCGCCCAGGCCGGCGCGGTTGGCGATCTTCTCGATCGAGTCGAGCTGGTCCTGCATCGCCTTGTTTTGCTGCTCGATCAGCACGAGCTTTTGACTGCCGCCTTCGTGCTTGTCGAGCGCGGCGTTGATCTTGTCGAGCTTTGCTTCCAGGTCGGAGCTGTGCTTTTTCAGGTTCGCGTCGTTCGTTTTTTTGAACTCGGTGAACGCTTCCATTACTTCTTGTGCGGCGTCTTTGTCTGCCATGGTCAATCCTTGATGGTGGAGGTCAGGTTTTTGATGTGCTGCGCGATCCGCGAGGCCGCGGCGCGCTGTTCATCCGCAGGGTCCCCACCATCGCGGAGGGGGTTTTCTGGCGGTTCCGGGGAATCGTCGCGATTCACCCGCGACATCGCCGCAATGGCGATGCGCTTTGCTTGCGCGTTCGAGAGCCCCTCTCCATCGCGGAGGAAGGTTTCGAACTCGCGAATTTCTGGCGCGCTGGCCGAGGCCAACAGGTTGCGCGGCGTGTTCTTGAAGTAGTTCAGCATCGCCGAGGCGGCGGCCTTTTTCTTCTTGGCCGGCACGACGACGTCGGCGAAGCCAGCATCGACGGCCGCTTGGCCGAGGAACCAGGTTTCGGCGTTGACCCAGGACTCGAGGTCGGCGCGTTTCGCGTCGGTGCGGGCCTCGTAGATGTTGATCAGGCCAGCCTGCAGCTGGTCCAACACGTCGGCTTCCTTGCGCAGCGCGTCGGCGTCGCCCCACATGCCCGACCAGGGCTTGTGGATCATCAGGTTGGCGCCCTCACTGATGCGGATCTCGTCGCCGGCCATCGCAATGACGCTGGCGATTGAGGCCGCGATGCTGTCGATGTGGACGATGATGTGGGCGTCATGCCGGGCGAAGGCCTGGTAGATGGCCAGGCCTTCGAATACTAGACCCCCGCCACTGTTGATGCGCACGTGGATAGTGTCGACGTCTAGATCGGCGATCTGGTTGGAGATCGATTCGCCGGTGATGCCCTCGTCGTACCAGCCGTAGCCGATGTCGCCGTAGATCAGCACTTCGGCTTCGTTGTCGGCCAGATGCGCGTTGACACGCACGTGCCCGGGCTTCAGCGCCATGCGGTTCATGTGGCGAACCGAGCCGGCATCTTCCGGATCTTCCTTCGCCAGCTTCGACAAGACGGTGTCGAGGCTGTTGCGCGCCTCGATCAACAGGCGTTCGTTATCAGCGGACAGCACTCGTCCTGCAGCCTTGCGCTGCATATTCGGGATGGGCATGCGGGTATTACTCCTGGAGGGCAGGTGCTGCGGGTTTGGCGGGCTTAGCCTCACCAACAATGTTCGCCGGGACGCGCAGGCGGTTGCTCGTCGGGTCGTCGTCCGGGTTTCGATCGAGAAGATCGCGCCCCTCGTTTGGGGTAAGGAGGCCGCCGTTCACGTAGCCGAGGATGATGTCCTTGGTGTCCTTGGCCGACCCGCGCAACATCCCTTCTTCCGTAAAGTTCGTGTAGTAGCCATCGGCCTGCTCATCATCTGACAACAGATTGATAACGGCCGACTGCTCAAATGCTTCCCAGCGCGGCGCCAGGCAATCCTCGCGGTGCGCACGGTTCATTTCTTCTGCGCTGGCGAAGGTCGCCGTCTTGTCCGAATAGCCGACCTTGATAGGCAGGACGCCGAAGAAGGCGCAAATCTGCTCGATCTGAGCATTCCGCGTTTCATTCGTCTGCGCGTCGATGCTACTCATCGACGTGTTGAGGAACTTGGCGTTGCGATCCAGGATCAGCGGCTTGCCGGCGTTTTGAAGGCCGGCGTATTGTTTGGTAACCCATGAGCTCAGGGCGGTGTGTTGCTTCTCGTCTAGCGTGCCTTCGACGGAATAGATGCCCGAGTTCCGGATGCCGTTCTTGTGCAGTTGCGCTACCGCTTCCTCGGTGGTGATCGCCAGCCCGATTGCGGTACCCGCCAGCCTCACAACATCCAGCCCCTCGACCCCATCCATAGTGGGCCCACGCAGGTGCCAGATATGCTCCCTGGTGAAGGTTTTGAACGTGCCGTCCACACCGGCGACGTCGTAGAGAAGTTTCAGCGTTACCGGATCCTGACGGACCGTGACCCTGCCAGGCGCGAAAGGAATCAGTTCCAGCCACTTGCCAGAAAAGCTTCGGCTTTTAAAAACGAAGGCCTGGCCGGTCAGCTCAATGTGCCACGCGAGCATCTGGCGGAACTCGAAGCTGGTCTGCCAGTCGTTCGGCTTCAGCGCCAGGATTCGGTACAACGGGTGCCACTCTGCAGGAAGGCGCTTTCCGTCCTTCTTCTGCATCAATTTAAACGGAACCTGTGCCAGGCCGTTGCCGATGACGCGACAGCATGCGAAGACCGTCGCGACGCGAATGGCGGTGCGAATGCTCACATGCTGCCCGGTCACTGAAGACAGCCACCCGGCCATCTCCTGCCAGAACGGCTCGGTGAACGCCTGGTTGCGGCGTCCCTTTTGGACGAAGAATGACATCAGCCCTCTTCCTTCTCGGCCGGCGCACGGCGCGCCGCGAAGACGCCACCCGTCATCAGCAACAGTCCGGCAGCGATGAAGCCAACGGCCGGGTGCAGCAGGCCTGCGCCATAGGACAGCGCCCCGGCGCCGCTGACGATGAGGCCGTCGGGAATGGCCGTGATCAGTTTTTTCATCAGGATTCCCAGAATGATGTGGTTACTTCTTCGCCGCTGATCGCGCGCGCAATACCCATGATCGAGGCGACAGCGCCGTCGATTTTCTGCTCGGGCTTTTCCTTGCGCGGGTAGATGTTGTCCTTGGCGTCCAGCTTCGCCACGACGTTGGACATCATCCAGGTCAGCATCGGGTTGCCGTCGTGATGTACGCGGCCGGCCTTGATCGCGCTTTCCAGCTCCTTCATCGGAAGCGACAGGTTCTTGACCTGGGCGCCCAGCTCGACCGCGGTGATGCCGTTCTTCGTGAGCCGTTGCTCCAGCTGAGCGGCGCGCCAGGGGTCGAAGACGACTTCCTCGGGCCCGTATTCAGCCACCAGCGCCAGCATGTCTTCCTCGATCAAATCGAAGTCGATCTCAGCGCCGTCGTGCTGCTGGAGGAAACCCTCAATTACCCACTTCCGATACGCGTTTGCGTTCTTCTCGGCGCCCTCAATGGCCGCCTCCGGTAGGTAGTAGTCGCCGAACAGGTAAAAATGCTGCTTGCCATCCATCACGCGGACGAAGACCATCATCAGCACGCAGATGTCGGAGCGGCTGGCCAGGTCAAGCGCCAGGTAGCAACGCTCGCCCTTAAACTGCTCGCGGCGCAGTGTGAGATCCGCGCACTTTGCCCACTCCAACATGTTGAGCCAGGCCGACTTCGCCGAGCACCAGATGTTCAAGTGTTTCGTCTTGAAGCGGACTTGCTTCGACGCGCTCTGCGTTGCCTGTCGCTGCTGTGAGAGCAGGAAGTCCTCATCTACCGAAATGCCGTAGTTCGGATTCGCCTTCCTCAGCACTGCCGGGTTGGTCCAGTCGTCGCCGTCGTCGATCGTGTAGATCAGCGCAAACAGCTCGGGGTCATTCAGCGTCCCTTCGAGCACCTTCTTGGCTTCGACTTCCTGGTCGTAGCACGGGCCGGCGATGTTGAAGCCGGCCGTCGTGATCATCAACAGGAGCGGCTGCTCCCGCGCGCCCATACCGGTTTCCATCGTATCGACCAGCTCGGACGTGTCGTGTTCATGGTATTCGTCCACGATCGCGCACGATGGTGATGCGCCATCACCCGGCTTGCCAATGACGGGTTCGAAACGGGAGCCGTCGGCTGGCACCAGCAATGCTTTGGCCCAGACCTCAGCGCCGAGCGCCTCCTGCAGTTCCGGCGTCCGCTCGAGCATTTGCTTGGCCGGACGAAAGACCTCCCAGGCCTGCGCCTCGGTAGTCGCGCCGGAGTACACCTCGGCGCCGAATTCACCGTCGACCGAGAACATGTACAGACCGATTCCCGACCCGATGATCGATTTGCCGTTCTTGCGCGGCACCGCGAAGTACGCCTTGCGGTACCGCCGGCGGTCGTTCTTTTTGATCCTCCAGCCGAACAGCACGACGAAGGCGAAACACTGCCAGGGCTCCAGCGTGATCAGCTCGCGCTTACGGGCCCACTTGCCCTTTGTGTGAGGCATCAGCGACAGGAACGTGCAGACCTTGTTGGCCGCATCCTCGTCGAAGTAATACGGGAATGCCTTTCGCCGGCTGGCCTTCAGTTCGTCCAGGTGCTTCTTGCACGCCAGCTTGACCCACTTACAAGCGACGATTTTTCCCTTGACGACTGCCTGCGCGTATTCCAGTGCCGTGCCGACGAAATCCGCCGGCATGATCAATGTGCCTTTTTGGCGCCACCCATCAGGGCGGCGAACGGGTTACCAGCTGGCTCTTTCTTCGCCGAGACGCGCGAGCGGTCGGCGGGCGTCATGCCAAGAACTGCCAGCGCGGTGCGAATCTGCGCGACCTGCGCTGACGTCACATCGGCATCTGGCAGCGCTCGGAAGTGAGCGATCAGCCGCGCCGCCAGTTCGACCGCGATCCGGTCCGTCGCCTGCAGCACCGAGGCCGGTAGTGCTCCGACAATTTCAGCCCACACTGCTTTCTGCTTCGCAGTGAAGTATTTCGGCGGCGTCGTGTCGAAGGCGCCGGCTTCGAAATCTTCGCGCCGGCGTGACGGGTCCTTGTCGAAAGCACCCCGAGCCTCCAGCGCCGCCGAAGGGGTTCGGGGTTTAGGCATACTGTCGACCTCCAGGGTCCAAATTCTGAATTGCGGAAATAAGAAAAAGACGGACTAGACGGTCTAGGTGCCAAAAGCCCCAAAGATCACACCCCGCCCGCCCGTTCGGCGGCAGTCTTTGCCTTGTGGCAAGTTCCGCAGGCGGCCTGCAGGTTCGAATCGTCCTCGACCTGCTCGTTGGTCCAGCCCTGGGCGCGGGCTGCGGCCTTGCTTACCTTGTGGTCAACCTCGGTGGCGATGTAGCGGCAACCCTTGGACTTGATCTCGCAGAGCCCGCAGGCGCGGCTCAGGATGCGCTTGCGGCGCTGCTGCCATGCATAGTCGTAGCCGCGCTCGGCGCTCGTCTTGCCGCCGTTGCTGCGCTCCCAGCCGCAATCCTGCTTGGCGTGCTTTGCGCAGTAACCCGGGGCGTCGATCAAGGCGCCGCACGCGACTTTCCGGCAGATCGTCTTCGGTCGGGCGGGCATCAGGTCAGCGGCACACGCAGGTAGCGCGCGATGTCCTCGGTGGTCGCGTCGCACGGCAGGCGCCGCGATGTGCGCTCCATGAACTCGGCGTGGGCACGTTCGGTGCGCTGCTGCATCCAGGTGCCGAAGTGCAGCGGCTCGGCCGGCTTCGCCTCAGGTCGTGGCACGAGATGGTATTGGGCCAGCGCCGCCTCGAAGCTACCACTCGGGTAGTACTCACATTCGACCGTGACCGGTTCGTTGTGACGACAGCGGAGCGTAAAGCCACGCGTCATTGGAGGAAGCCCGAGTGCGATGCACAAATTCCGGCTAATCATTTGCCCTGTGATCATATTTTTATGCGCCCTTTGCCCTCGCGTTACACGAGCGACAATGTCGTGCGCCGCAAAGTAATGAGTTCTGTACAATAAATTGATGCACCGCACAATCATCTACGCTAAATCGTCAACGCAATGCCCGGCCTGCGGATCAGACTTCGTGCGTCGAACTCCTCGCAATATCCTGCTGCGCGCGCTACTTGTGCGCGAGTCCATCCTCTGCAGCAACTGCGGAGAACGATCGCTGATATTCCCGTGGACCAAAACCAATCGGCCTGAGGCACTCATCACCCGCGAACTACGGAAACGGGGGCCGTAGTACAGGCCTGCGACCTAACAGTAGGCGCCGGCTTTATCGCGCCTCCCTAATGCCTGGCGAGGCGCACGGGTAACAGACCGGCGTGCGCGGCGCGAACATCCGCTTGAGCATGGCGGGCGAGTTGTCGGGCGCCTCGCGCACCACGTCGACGAACAACGAGGCGCCGCGACCGTAGCCCTTAGCATGCATGGCCGAGCGCGCAGCCTCGCAATCAGCCAAGTGCTCGGCGAACTGGTTCAGGCGTGCCATGTCGTGCACCTTCAATTCGCTGGCAGCAGGGCCGAACACGGCGCGCAGGATCGTGGCTCGATAGATTTTGGCGATGTTATTCATGACTTGACCTCGATGCGCGCGGCGCTCTGGATGATGTCGTTCTCATGCCGCACCTGAGCCATGAACCGCAGCCATATTAGTTCTGCCTCGATACTCATGTGCATGCAAGACCCCACAGATAAAAAAAGCCGCCAACGCGTTATTGCGTAAGGCGGCCAGAGCACCACAATTATTTGATGGGAGCAACGAATGAGGCCCATGGACTCAATTCGATAGAAGTGTGGAAGGTCGACGCTTCCAATGAACCGTTAATTTACGCTGGGTCAGCTTTCATCGATTAATGATCTCTTGTCAGGCATTGCTGTCACTATCGGTGCGAGGATGCTTATCCAACATGCATACCTTGCGGAGACATACCATGAGCGCCCTTATACTTGTAGTTCAGCATGATTTGCTGCTCCGCGAGGTCATTTCAGAAATACTTGATGCAGCGGGCCACTGTACTTTCGTAGCTGATGATGCTTCCAAAGCGTTGGATTATCTTGAAAATCATCCGTTCGACCTTTTAGTCACGTGCCCCCATCCACACCCAATAAATGGGGTCGCTCTTGCAATTGAGGCGAAGACTCTGCAACCTAAACTACCGATAATTTTGGTCGGTCCCGGACTCAAAAAGGACGCGGCACTCCCGTTTATTGCAGCGATCATTCAGTCGCCGTTTTCAGAGGACGAGCTGCGGAAAGTCATCAAAAGAGTCCTGCAGGAAGCATCTTGCTAATGATTGCTATACGAATGATTCAGCCTGGTCACCTGTTGCCACGGTACATTGCGCACCTCAAATAAAAAAACCGCCTGTGCATTGCTGCGACAGGCGGCGAACTCTACATTACCCTAACAGGTAACAATGACGGGCTGTTTCCAAGCCAGCCAGTCAGTAGCACGATAGGCGCGCGAGCGAGACGCCCTACCTGCAAAGTCGCTGCAAACGGCCATTATCCGTAGAGCCCAGCCCCACCCGATACTCAGCTGGGCGCTGGTGAATGATTTGGTGGCAGTATGCAGCGATGTGACATCGATTGAACATCCAGATCTGCTGGCACTAACACATCCGGGATGCCCGCGAATCGCGAAGCCACAATCAATTGTAGTAAGACAATGCGGACAGTGCGTTGAGAAAAATCAACCATCTCGTCCAGTAGAATAGTTTGTGGCGGCCGGCGCAATGAGCCAGCTAAGTCGGGGTACAGCCCCTGCGCACGAATGCGCATTCCTCATCACACCGCTGGCGGCCGGAGTTGAACCAGCGACCTCTCCCATCAGCTAAGCGAATATTTCAGGCCGCCCGGGAGCGCTCTAACCAACTGAGCTACGCCAGCGGTGTGGTCACCGGTTACGCCAGTGAGGCGCCGAAGCTCCCATAAGGCAGGGTGGTGGCATTACCCTCGCGTGAACAAGATCAGCGGAGCCGAACCGCTGTGCTTCGGATTGCCCGGCCTCGGATGAGGCTGGGACTTGATCGCGCCCAGAGCTATCTGCAAAGTGGCGCGTAAACGACAAAGCCCGCCGAGATGGCGGGCTGAATCACTATTCTTTCAGGCGAGCGCCGGCTTTACTGCGGGCTGGGTACTCGACTGCCTCGGGTTATGGTGGCGCTTTCGCGCGCATTACATTGGACCGAGGGAACTGGAAGACTTGAGTTTACCCCTGTTTTTCGGGCAGCGCAATACTGTTGTGCTACATTGATAAAACGTATGAATCGAGACAAAAAGGTCGCAGAAATGCCGAATTTTGCAATGATGACGGACGCCGCGATCGTGGAGTTTCTTGTGGAGCATATTCACGAGTTCACCGAACACCCTGCAGAAGAGTTCCCCGCAAATATCACAAAAGGTCTTGGGCTTGGAGTTCTCTTCATTCTCAAAACTGAGGCGGCATTCGCAATTATCGTGAAGAGACTGCCGTATGCCCATCCAGAGCCGCTAGATGCTCAACTGGTCTTCCTATACACCGCTCACGAAGCACGGCATCTGGGGGTGGGAAGCAGACTGATTGAGGAGGTCAAGAGGTGGCACCTGGACGGCGGGGGCATGACTCTACTATGCAGCGGAGAACAGCGCCGCCGATTTTTCGAGCGCCACGGTTTTTCGGTTATCGACGAACGAGATGACCCATACAAAATGATGTACAGACCAAACTAAGCCGCCCTGCGCAGCTTGGCGCCCGCGCGCGCAGCATGCGACTGATACAGGCCCTCCAGGTCGCTAATCATGTCCATGATGCGCTCACGCAGCAAGCCGATGCCCTCTACAGGCTCGCGGCCCGGCGTGTCGGTGCAGTGGGTGCACGCGCGGCCGGCGTTGATCTTGGTGCCGTTGCAGACCGTGCATTCGCCGCCGAGCCAGTGCGCCAGGGACTGCAGCGCGATCTTGTTGCAGATGCCCTCCAAGGCGTGAATGTCCCAAGTTTGAACAATCTTAAGCCATTTGCGGTCCTTGCCCTTCTGGAGCACCGTCTGCCTCCACACGCGCACCAGCACGGCCAGGTTATGGCTGCCGGAGCCGATTGCTTCGCGCGGCACGCCGTCGAGCTTGGCGCGCGCGAGCATGCTGCCGAATACAACACCCGAGCCGCCCGACAAGTCCGCCAGCGCGGCAGCGGCGAGCACCTCCGTTTGGCGATGGTGCTCGTCATCCTGCAGGTTCGAGCTGTTAAGTGCGTTGAGGTAGCGTTCGGCGAAGGACATTTTAGACTCCGGAGGTATGGCTGAGTTTTAGCCTAGTCAGCTTACCACTGGGAATCAAAAACCTTTCCGCGCACGAAGTTTTCTATTTGGAAAGATGTCGCAATTTCGCCTCGCGGCTACCTTGCGCAAGGCGCTCATCCATAAAAAAAGCCCCCAGATAACTGAGGGCTGAAGTAGCAAATTTGGTTGAACAGAAAGGATGCTATTTATATAGCACGAATTATACTTTTTGCTCGTCAGAATCGCCGTGATTTCCAACGTCAGAAATCGGCTGTACAGCCAACTCGAACCCGAGCGCCTTCAACACACGCAAGATCGTTTCTAGCCTTGGCTGGCTCCCAGGGCGAAGCGCCTTATACAGCGACTCGCGAGCAAGGCCAGACTTCGCAGCCACTTCCGGCATGCCCTTGGCCCGCGCAGCGTCGTTTAGTGCTTTCGCAATCATGGCTGGATCACCCTCGGCAAAGAATTCACTGAGGTAGGCCGCCATGACTTCTGGCGAATCTAGGTGCTCGGCCACGTCGAACACTGGCAAGGCGGCGACCTTCTCCATATCGAACCTGATGTCGTTGTCGTCACTGTCGGCTGTCATAATTTCCTCTATCGGTATTGCCGGGGATCGCTCCCCGGCTTCAACTACTGCCTGATTTCTCGGGCCACTTGCTTGGCAACTTCGATGTCTTGTTGCTGCCCGTTCTTCGTTCCGCCGGTCAGGAGCATCACGATTTCGTTATTGACCTTTGTGTAGTAGATTCTCCAACCAGGTCCATACTCAATCTTCAACTCCATCACTCCATCTCCTACTGATTTTGCTTTTCCGGGGTTTCCAACTGCCAGCCTCTTGATACTTGCCAGAAGCTTGGCTTTTGTTACTGCATCCTTGACTTCACCGAAGAACTTCTGAAATCTTGGATGCTGCTTTATTTCCATCTACCTCCTTTCTGCTCAACCTGGTTTTGCTGAACCAGTGAAGCTATTGTAATCGACTGATTACAAGGCGTCAAGGCTTTTGTGATCGAATGATTACAATTATCTAAAGCTGTGTTATCATATTTTTATGTTGCGACTTTTCAAGTTGATCTGTTACGTTTTTGTGCTACTTGCCAGCTCCCTGCTCAGTGCGGGAATCACTTATGTTGCTATAAAGCATGGCCTGGGCTCAAGTGAGGCAGCGGGTTGGGTACAGGCTGTTGGTTCGATTGCAGCACTCGGGATCGCAATTTATGTGATGAGCAGGCAAAACTCGCATTCTGCTAAGCTGGTCGCTGACGCGGACCGGTTAACGTCGTTGCGGCGCGCCAAGTCAGTGTATGCCGTCTTGCTTAGGACTAGAGAGCAACTGGCAATATTTGAAGCCGATATGCTAGAGATACCGCAAGGGGCTGAAGGCGTTATTTACGCAAAGCGAAAATTTAAAGTCGCCTTAGATATGCTTGAGTCAATAGATACGACGTTGAACGGGATACCGGCTTTTGATTTGGGCTCATTTCACATGGCGGACGGTGCCCTACAGCTTACCCAATTAGCGGGTAGCCTTAAGGATATGCTACGGTCTTTATACAACGATCCTGAAAGCGCAGGCTCGCCAACAGTATGTGAAATTGTTCACGCCTTTCGAATAACAGCAGACGACGCCATGGACAAATTTCAAAAGGGAATGAAAGAGCTTGAGGGACAGCAACTCTAAAACTCCTCTATCAGCCATCCGCCCCCGTCCTTCTTTGACTTCACCCGGATCGCCACGAAGCGCATCGGGAACAGGTCGGCGAGGTCTTCGATCGTCATCCGTGCATCACCCTGAACGCGTGGGTTGGCGCATTTCCAACATCTTTAAGATGAAAATTTGCGTCTTGACCTGGTCGAACTATAATTTCCATCATGAAACATATCTTCATTTCTGCCGCGCTCGTGGCGCTCATTACACCGCCAGCAGAGGCGCAAACTGTCGTCCAGGCGAAAGCCTCAAGTCTAACGCCGCAGATTAGCCGCGACAGCGGTGGGTTCTCTCAGTGCGGCGCGCATTTGGTAGTTTTAGACGACGTGCCAAATGGTATGGATGCTTATGACTTTTCGATCAACGTCTACGCCAAACCGTTTATGGGGGCCATCAAAGCCGGAAAGCTGCACGTCACGAAAGAGGAAATGAAGAAACCCTCCTACTCCGGAACCACCGTACTTCCCGCACCTATTAAATTTTGGATAGCAAAGGAGTCGGATGAGAAGCAGCTAGCGCCCGAGAAGTACATTCCTGCAGACTCCCCGGGATATGTCATGGCTGGCGCCAATGGATTTATGTCCTTTTCGACACTCATCAACATCATTTCCGGTGAGCGTATGCAGGTGGCAGTACGGTACAAATCCGAACCTTTGGACAGAGTGTTAAGCTTTGCAGCTACTCCATCGAAAGACGAGGTAGCGGCGCTCATGGCCTGTGTAAGTGGAGTTTACAAAAGACTGAAGGCCGAAGTAAAGTCAGACCCTAGTGAAGAATAAGCACCAGAGCAGGACTGTCTTCTAACTAATACCGGGCGGCTGCGGCTGGCTTACGGCAGCCCCTCCAATCTCGATTCGCACCCCGCCAGGCTTCGCGCCGTACTCACGCCGGATCGTCACCGGGTCGAACTGGCTGTCGTTGATCTCCAGCGCCTCGGCTACCCCGTCCAGCGCTGGCTTGCACGCCGCTAGCAAGTTATCCCGATCCCGATGGCGCCGGTCGGGCTGAATGAAGGTGATCACCAGCGGCACCGCATCGGCCTTGCTGCGCTCGACGTCGTACCAGGGCGTGCCCAGGGCCGTCACGCGCGTCATCGCGTAGGCGGCCGAGCGCGCGGACTTGCGCAGCGCGGAGGTGGCCGCCCAGTGCACGCCCTTCGAGCGGTTCGGGTTCAGCTTCGGGTTCGGGAATGGCAGATCGATGACGATCACTGGCATGCCTCCAGGCTTTCGATCACGGCCGCGACGACCGCGCGGCGCAGCAGCTGGTCGCGACCCTCGCCTTCGTCCCGATCGCACACCAAGTCGTGTTCGGCCGGGCCGCCGGGCGTGGCGCCGATCAGCGCACGGTGCGGCCAGAGCCTCAGCCTGCGCACGTGTTCCGCCAGCAGCGGCCCGCAATCGCGCCAGTCGCCCGCCCAATCCGGCACCTTCGCCTGATCGCGCGACTTCTGCGATCCGCCCGGCGGCCGGCCCAGCCAGGCGCCGCCGACGTTCACGATCTCGGTCCAACCCAGCAGCCCGGCCAGGCGGCGGTTCGCTTCCATTCCTTTTTCGTCCATATCGCTCCTATGCGGCTTTCGCCTGTTTTTTTTCGATCCATGCATCCCGCTGCGCCTTGCCGTCGAAGTCCATCTTGAACCGCGTGCACGCCTTCGTGCCCCAGGCGTAGCCCGGATTCTTCAGCTCGGACATGGTGCCGTCGTAGCCCATGCAGCGGCCGAGGCCCTCTCGGGCATGCTCCGGGTATTCCTTCATCTTGAAGTGCTTGCACTGGGCGCAGATGTTCGCTGGCGCTGTCATGCGGCGGACCTCTCCTGCACCTGCTTGAGCATCTCCTTGAGGAAGCCGGGCGCCTTTACCATCCGGCTCTGGCCTCCAGCGGTGCCGCCCTCGCTCGCCGGTAGCGCTGGCCGGACGAACACCTGGGCCGCCGGCGGCTTGCCGCCGTTGTCGATCGCGGCGCGGATGCGCGCGTCCCAGCTCTGTGTGGATTCGCCGAAGTGCGCGGCGCCGACGCCAACCTCGTTGGCCTTGACCAGCCTCGTGGCGTCGCTCGCCCACCAGTCCCCGCGCAACTTGGGCTCCGCCGCCTTTGTGCGCAGGATCGAAAGCTGATCCCACTTCTCGCGCAGCTTCGCCGGCGACAGGATGTTTGCGCACCAGAACCGGTCCTGATGCGCCCACTGGAACAGCTCGCAGATTTCCTTGTGGGTGCGGTTGTCGCGCTCGCGCATGAGGCGGACGTCCCTGGTCCAGCCGGCGAAGTTCGGTTCGCGGGCGGTCGGCGCCGTCTTCCGCAGCGCGCCGAACAGCCAGCGCGCGCACTTCTCGTCGTTCGGGTCGGGCTGGCGCGCCTCGCGGGCCGCCTTCGTCTTGGTCTTGACCTTCTCGACGGCGTCCAGCAGTTCGAGCAACTGGGCAGAATCCACCAGCACGGCCGCATTCGTCTGCGCGGCCTGGCGCAGGGCTTCGTGGCTAAGCATGGGTGCCCTCCTCCTGCCTGTGCTTCAGCTGCCACTTCGCAAGCTCGCCGGCGACCCAGTCCACGCCCTTGGCTGTGAACTTGGCCGTGTTGTAGGCGTGCGTGTTCTCTGCGGTCCCGGCGCGCATCACGAACCGGCCGGCCTCGATGTGCTGGGCGTGCGCCGTCCATTCGCCGTTCAGCGGATACATGATCTTGGCCGCGTGCAGGAAGTGGCGGAACTCGGGCTCCTTCACCTTCAGCAGCTTCGCCACCTGGCGGAAGGTCATCAGACCGGTGGACTCCACGTAACGCCCGACGAACTCCACGGCCGGCGCGGCGGCGGCCAGCTGCTCGGCCTGCGCTGCGATCAGGTCCTGCTGGTCGGCCGCCAGGCGCAGCGCGTCGGCGAATGTCTTGGGCAAGGCCCCGCGCGCGGCCTCGTTTTCCAATTCGATCCAGCGGTCGATGATCTTCGCGCGCAGCACTGCGCTGTAGCCGGACACCACGATCAGCGTGTCGCGCTTCGTCAGGTCGTAGACCATCGTCGGGCGGCCGCCGCCGTCAGGGGCGTACGGGCGCGCAGTATTACGGGCAAGTCGTAAAACCCCTTCGTTCATCAGGCGCTCGATCGTGATGATGACGTCGTTGTGGCGCGCCTCGCAGATGTCGGCGATCTCGCGGCTCGACATCGTCTGCTCGGCGGCGGTGCCGGTGTTCTGAAAATTCAGCATGCTTCCCATGTCGTTTCCTTTCTATTGCGTAAGCGCCGAGAACCATGTCTGCGGCACGATGCGTGTATGTGCGGCGGTGAGGCCCGCCCGGGCCAGGCCGATGTACCTGGTGTAGCGCGCGTCCTCTGCGCCGCCAGCCAGCGCCTTCTGGACGGCCTGACTTACCCGGTGGCGATACCGCCGATTCGCCTCGGCGCCCGTTCTGGGCTTCAGCGGACATGGCACATCCTCACCATGACCCGCGACGATCACCGGCTGGTATGCGCCGCTGCCGCGCGAGCGCCGCCACTTGCCCACATAGCACAGGTGCGGCTTCATCACCGAGAGGCGGTAGCGCACCTGCTGTAGCGTCATGCCCGTGCCCGCGACGATCTTCTCCATGGTCGCCGGCAGCACGGCCAGGATGCGCTGCGCTTCAAGTTCCCCATAGCTAGGATTGCAGTCCGGGCAGCGTGCTGCACCGCGCTTGATCGCCGGCACGTCCGCAACGATCAAGTGGCCGCACGCGCACGCCAGGCGCCAGATTGCGCTGCCGTGCTTGGTGACGCCGGCGCGCTCGACCGCCGTGAGGTTGTCGTAGGGGGCGGCCGGCGGCTTGGCGATTCGTTGGCCAGGGAGCGTCATGCAGCCTCCTCGAATAGGTCGCGCTGGCGCGCCGCCTCAGCAAGCGCCGCCTCTGCCTCGGCCAGTACCTCCAGGGCGCCAGCGATCCGCTCGTCCTGCAGTGGCTTGTACGCCGGATTGAGTTCGCAGCCGATGAACCGGCGCCCGGTCGACAGCGCGACCGCGGCGGTTGTTCCGCTACCCATGAATGGATCTAGCACGACGTCACCCATCCGGCTGCCGGCCAGGACGCACGGCTCGACCAAGTCCGGGGGAAATACGGCAAAGTGCGCGCCCTTGTATGGCTTCGTGGCGATCGTCCATACGCTGCGACGATTCGCTCCCTTTGCACCTGGCTCCCCGGCGTTGCCGCTTTTCGTACGCGACTGCTCGGTGGGGTCGTCGCCGTACTTATTACCGCCAAAACGGACTGCCTTCATCGGGCCATTGGTCTTGCCCGGCACCCGATCCGACCCGGCTTGTTTATCCAGGTTCGGCTGCGATAGACGAGACACAGACGACTCGGCCAACGGCGTGCGGATTGCATCGCTGTCATAGAAATACCGCGGTGACTTCGACAACAGAAACACGTACTCATGCGCCTTCGTGCAGCGGTCGGCCACGCTCTCGGGCATCGGATTCGGCTTGTGCCAGATGATGTCCTGGCGCAGGTACCAGCCGTCGGCGCGTAGGGCGAAGGCGAGCATCCAGGGGATGCCGATCAGGTCTTTCTGCTTGACCTCGCCGCCAACACCCTTGCACGCCGCGATGCTTGCTGTGTGGCGCCGATCGGCGCGCTGGCCGCCAGCGCCCTGCCGGCCGGATCCGCCAGCGGTCGCGTAGCTATCCCCGATGTTCACCCACAGCGTCCCGTCTTCAGCCAGCACGTCGCGCACGCAGCGGAACACCTCGACCATGTTGGCGACGTATTCTTCCGGGGTCTCCTCCAGGCCGAGTTGGCCGTCGTGCCCGTAGTCGCGCAGGCCAAAGTAAGGCGGCGACGTCACGCAGGTCTGCACCTGCACGCCGGCGCCAGCCATTGCGCGCAGAGTCTCCCGGCAGTCACCGAAGTGGACGGCGCCAATCATGCTGCTTCCTTTCTATTTTCGCGGTCATCACCGATATCGACTTCGAGCATTTCCACGCACTCAGCCAGCAGCTCGCGCTCGGTGCCGTACCGCGCCTGGAACGGCTTCTTTGCCCCGTGCAGGCTGATCCGGCCGCGCGGGTCGGTATCGTCCTGCTGGTGGTGCGGCGCGCAGAGCGGCAGGACCAGGAAGTGCGCGCCCGGCTTCGTGCGCCCGTCGATGTGGTGAAGGCTGATCGTGTGGTCCGTGCAGCCGTCCTTGAGGCAGGCGATGCACGGCAGCGCGCCCATGCGGTCCATGAAGCGGCTTTCCTCGGCGGTCGGCGGGCGGCCTCTCATCCCGCGCGACTTCATCGGCTTGGCCAGCTTCAGCGGCTTCGATTCCCGGTTTCCCGGGAATGTAGCCTTGGCCTGGACCGCGGCGACGCGCAGCAGGCCGGCGCCGGCGGCCGGGGTCTTGCTGCTGGCGCGCGAGAATCCGACTGGGCGCATCGGGGTGTGGCGCTGGAGCGGCTTGTTGCCCGACTTTAGGGATAAGCGGCGCGTCATGCTACGATTCCAAAATGCAAACTCAGGGAATTGCAATGCGTTTCAAATTCATAGCGATGCGCCGCAGTCGATGGGCTTTCATCTGCGGGGTATGCATTGGGCTTTTGTTTGCCCTTCCCCTCGCAGCTCCGCTGTGGGATGGAAAGCTGCTCGAGCCAGTGTCGACACTTTGGGGAAACGCGCTTGGCGCTATGGGGGCTGTCGCCGCGGCGATTTGGGCTGCTGACCGTGGAGCGCGTCAGCAGGAGCGGCAAGCTGCTGCGCTGATTCACACAATGATTAAGCCGGTGGCTTTGCATTGCCAAGAACTGGCTGAAATATACGGCATCGCCCCTTCGGCTGAGCCAAGTGGCGAAGCTCGAGAGCAAGAAGCCATACGCCCTGAACGATGGGCGGAAATACGCTCCATTATCAGCAATGCGCTGATTCCCTACTATGCGTTTGAGAACAACCGGCAACGTGTTGACGCCGTATTTCCGCATCTCGAACCTGACGAAATGCGTGTATTTCTGGAACTTGAGGCGGATCTGAAGTCCGCTTGCCGGGGTGTTATCGATAAACTCGGGCAGGAAGCGCATAGCAGTGCGGTAGCTATGTACGGCGGACATCCAGTGCGATCGAGACGAATTGAGTTTTACGAACTCAACAAAAGAATTCAGCGGAACACTGCGAAAATTCGATTCGCTTCGGGCTAAATTTTGGGATATAAGTGCTGCGCCTTTAGCTCCCCGGTTGAATGCTTGTGCGATGTTGTACCCGGCCTGCCATGCGGTTACAGGCTGACGGCGGTCGACTGGCGGGACGTCGAACATGGCGCGGATCATGTCCTCGCCCGCGAACTTGGGCTCGTCGCGGCGGCGCAAATGCGACTTGATCGCATGGAAGCGTTTGCCACTTGGATGAAGCAGGTCGATTTCGTAGAGATGCTCACCGACGAACTTGAAATCCGGGATGCTCAGAATCGACACCTCCATGCCGTTGTAAATGCTCGTGTCGCCTGCCTGGTTCTGGATGACAACGATTTCTCCAATCTTGAATTTCGGACCCATGATCAGCCCCTGTAAAAATTAGCTTTATCGCCATAGATGGCCGGCGCATCTGCGCGCGGGCCGCGGCGGTTCGGGATGTGCTGGCGGCTCAACGGCTTGCCGAACACGTTGCCGCGGTACGCCGGCGGCGCCATCTGGCCGACGTACGGCACCCTCGGCTTCTGGCGCTCGAAGTGCCGGTTCGAATACTCGGTCAGCTCGATATGGCCGGACGGCGTCTCGCGCAGCCAGTCGGATTGGAATGCGTCGCGCAGCTTGCGCTCGCGACTCTCGGTCGGGCCGAAGTCCATTGCGGCGAATAGCTCGGCGCGCTGCATTGGCCCCGCCTTGTTGATGATCGATGCCGCTTCGTAGATCGAGGCGCTCTTGCCCGGCGTGACTTGAATAAAGATAGTGGTCATGCGAGCCTCCGGATCGTGAGTTTTGCGAGACTGCAGCCGCCGGCATGCGGCAGGCCCTGAAGTACGCCGCAGGCGACGCAACGCGGCTCAACCAGGGATGCGCCAGCACGTGCTAAGATTGTCGTTTTCACAACAGCAGGTCCGATATGAGATTCTGGGAGCGGGTCGGCATCGCGGTGATGGGTGCCTGGTTGCTGTTCGCCCTGCATGAAGGCATTAATGCTTTGGTACGAGCACATAACTGGCAGCCAATGACGATTTCGGACTGGGGCACATGGATCGGCTCTATCGGTACCGTTGCAACGCTGATAGGCACTATCGTTCTGGCAACGGCCGATAAGCGCGAAGCGAAAAAGCAGGCGGCTGACCGCGCCGTTGTAGCTGCAGCGGCCTTGGCACCGAGGTTGCAGATCGTTGGCGATGCTCTTCAAACCTCGGTTGAGACATTCATTGATTTCACGTTTGACTTGCCTGCCGTCACCTTTAGAGTGCATGCGGATCTGATTGAAAAGACTGGCGACTGGAATGACGATGAAATTCTTCCGCTTATTGTCTTGCCCGATCATGTATGCGCCCGACTTGCGGGTATACGTCCTGTTCTGCGCGAGGTAATTGCTGATATGAGGGACATGAGTGATTCGTATCCCTACAGCTGGGTGCAAGCAACGCGAGAAAAACGCAGGGGTGAAATTATTGCAAGTCTTGTAACTTGTCGTGACACGATTCAGTTTGCAGTTGACCAATGCAAACGTACAGTTCAGGTTTCGGTAAGAGCTTAGTGCCTTATCAGTAACTAAACGTCTGACTCCACCCGTAAAGATATCGATCTGATTCACGCGCGCACCCCCACCCGGGCCGGCCCAGCGCCGAACAGCGCAGCAACCATCGGATCGCGCGCAGGCGCCGCGCGGCTCACGCGAATCGAGTAGTGCGCATCGTCGGCCAGGATGTGGAAGTGCCGGCGCGGGTCGCGTGCGGCGATGCTCTCGGGAGTGAGCGACGGCGTGACCGGGCGGCCCGGGGCCGTGGCACCCAGGCCGGCCAGGAATGCCTGGACCTTTTCGGCCGCAGCGACCAAGCGGCAGACCGCCTCGCCGGCGATGCGGATCACCTCGACGAGGTCACGCAGGTCGACCAGGTACTTGCGGACGCCGGAGGGGCCGACCTGCAAAAGGTGGCCGATCTCATCGCGGCGCAGCTGGCGCTCCTGCAGGGTGGTGATCAGGGTGCGCAGCTTCGCCAGGCGCGCGGCGGTCTGGCCGTGGGTTACGTAGCGGGCCCGAGTCATTTACCGCTCCCGGCCTGGATGTCCCTAGCTTGCAGCGCGGCGATAGCGCGGGTCTTCGCTGCGATAATTTGCGCGGGAGTGGCTTCGGCCCAGGCCTTGCGGCCAGCTTCCATAGCGCCATCGATAGTATCTGCGCGGCCAATCGCAAATCCGGTGCCAACATGGGTTGCGACCCAGCGGCCCCGGTAGCCATCGTCTCCGATCGCGGGATGGACTGCGAATTGCTCGTCGCTCCCCTCCACTTCGAAAGGCTCGGCAATTACCAACTCATCGCCAACGTTGCCTGCGATCGTCAGCCTCATGCCGCACCGCCGATCACGACGCGCGCAGCCGCATCCAGGTCAGAATCGGTCAGGATGTGCTGGCGAATTTCTGCTATGTGAACGACGTCGCCAGAACGCAGCCAAGTATTCCCGATGATCAGGTCCGACAGCGACTTGGCATCGACTTCGGGGCGGTTGATGAAGAAGCTCAGCCGCGCAGCCGCGGGCAACTCGGCCGAAGCCTGGTCGGCACGGACGCCGGCCAGCGCGCTCGATACGTAGGCCGAGCGCACGGCAAGAGCGCTCGCAGCCTGATGTTCACCGGCGTGCGACGTCGGCGTATTTTTTTCTGCTAACATGTGATCTCCAATTCGTTGTACTTGTTTCAGGAAGCCCGGCTGCAACCGGGCTTTTTCATTTCTGCTGCTGACCATTCATCTCTGCACGCAGCGCCGCCCAACGCGCCGCTGTCATCGCGTGCGGCGGAACTGCCCCTACTTCGCCGACGCACCCAGGCTCGCCCTCGTCGGCCGGCGCCGACTTCAGTTCCCACTTGCCCTTGTGGCTCTTCGCGCCGATCTTGCGCAGCGCTGGCGTGACGGCGGAACCCAGGCCCATGCCATTCCAGCTGCACCAGTCTTCGTTAATGCGCGCCGCGATCTCGGTCGGGCCCAGCGGCTCGCCGGCCGCCAGCAGCACCTGGCGCACCTTCTCGTTGCGCTCAGCGGCGGTCGGCTTCGCCGGCTTGTTCGCTTGATCCATCTATCCTCCTTCTGTGACGTGGCTCAGTCTTGCGGACCTGGGCCGGGTTATCGTGGTATCGGTGGGGAGCGGTCTACGCGCCCTCAACGTCGGCAGTTGCCGCGCCGCGGAAGTACTTGCGGCGGTCGCCCATCAGCTCGCGCAGTTCCTTGATCGGGATCTGGCTGACCTCGTGCATGCGGACCAGGAGCGTCGCGCCCAGCGTCATGCGGCCGTGGCGCAGCTTGCTCAGCACCGGCGGCGGGGTCTCCAGCTCGCGCGCCAGTGCAGCGTCGTTCTTCAGGCGCAGATGCCCGATCAGGTGGTTGAGCAGCGGATTCGCATCCATCGCTTCGGTGGTGCCGGTCGTTTCTGCTGCTGTGGTCATCGCTCTCTCCCTGGTGGTTTTGGTATTGATGGCGGGACTCCTGCCGCCTAGGTCTTACCTACTTCGAAGGGCGCTTCTCTGCCATTCCGGCCAACGTGTCGATCAGTTGCAGCATCGGGCGGATTGCCTTGAAGGCCGCTCCGCTGCAGGCGTCGACCTCGTGCGACTCGACCCGGCCGTCCTCGAGCGTCTTGTGCACCTCCGCAGCCAACTCACCTAGGCGCTGCCAGATGTTGGTCACGTTTTCCAGCACGGCCATGTCGGACGCAGGCTGGTCTTCCAGCTTTGTGCACACGAAGCCGTGGTTCTCAGCCAGGGCATGCAGGACGCTGTAGTCGCCGGTCACACCCATCAGGCGATCCGCCTCGTCCAGCGTCGGCTTGTTCGTGGCGCTGTTCGGGTTGGCCTTGTTGCGCAGGATTGCGGCCGACATGCCCATTCGCGGCGCCAGCGCTTCGCAGCCGCCTGGGGCAGAGCGAACGGTTTGATGGAAAGCGTCGAGATGGTTCATGTGAAATGGCCTTAAATAAATGGTGTTTTGGAAACTCTTTAGCCGCACAATGGCCTCACTGAAAAATCAACGAGGCCAAAAAAAATGCCCACTACTACCTTCGTGCTGATGAACCTTGATCTGATCGCTGTGCCGCTCCAGGTAGGCGGCGCCTCGGTCACGATCTATCGCGGCAAGCGCCGGGCGACTCAGCTGATCAGCAGCACCACAACTCCCGCGTCGAACGATCAGCCGACCGGTGACTGCGCGCGTATGTATGCCCAGTCCGCATCGGGCAGCAAGTCTTCGCAGCGCACCTCACCGCCAGACTCTCGCTCGAGCAAAATGCAGAGCTCGGCGCGGAACGATTGGTGTCGGCTGGCGGCCTTTCGGAGGTATCCCTCGCTGGTCCCGCATGCCTCGACGTACGCCGCACGACTGTCTTTTGACAGGGAGTTGAGGTACTTAAGCAATTTGTCCATGGCCATAATTTACCCCTGGGTAAAGTAGAAGTCAATACCCATGGGTTATTTACCTGTAAGTAAATTGCTGTTTGAATGCCGCATGGACAAATACGAAATACGGCGGCAGAACCTCCGCGCTCTCATCGACAGCCATTGCGGTGGAAGATCAGCCACCCTCGCCGATTTGATCGCGCGCACGCCTTCGTACGTCTCGCGAATGCTTTACCCAGAAGGGAAGGAAGGGAAAAAGAGGATTGGCGAGGATATGCGCGACCTCATCGAGGATGCGCTCTCGCTGAAACAAGGAACCCTTGACGAGGATCCAGCGGCAAAGGACGGTGGCACGTCAGGCCCAATCGCCACAGAAGCCGATCGCACTAAGGCGCTTCCAAAGGGTGAAGCATCGATCGTTGCACCGACTGAGACCACTCTTGAGCGACTAGATTCATCAGAAAAATCGATCCTTGAGCTTTACCGTCGAGCAACCGACGACGGGAAAGGCATGATTCGCCGTATGGCGATCACAGCACCGAAGGCCGACGACTAGCAGCTTAGACTGGCGCTACTCCGAACCGTCACGGCTGGCGCCGGGAAGCCCAGCGCAAACTCTTCCGAGAGATCTTCAAAGGTCAGTTGGACATCTCGCCTCATTGCTCGGTAATTGCGAATGAGACGGCGCTCACCCGCACTCAACTGGAAATTTTCGTCGTCATTTTGGGCTGGAAGCGGCGCTTCCTGTGCAGTGCGGTCCAGCATCGCAGTCTCCAAGATTGTGCGACGTTGAGTTTCCAACGCCGCAAAGTACTGTATATGCGTACAGTATGCCACAAGTTTAGAATTCTTAACCGGCAATCTTGATATCCGCGAAGAATTGGAACGCGTGCTCTACAGTGACAATCCGTGAGAATTTCTTATTGCTAACCTAGCTATACTCGCGCGAGCGATACGGCACGCATAGATGCCGAACGAGGGATGAAATGAAGAAGAAAATCGCCGTCATTGGATTGGTCGTTGCGCTCGCTGCTGGCGGAGCATATGGCTACAAGGAGCATCAGCGCACTGAACTGATCTCCTCGATCATGCCATCTATCAAAAATGCATCAATCCGAGTACTGAACTCCTCGAAGCTCGACACCGAGAAGACGAGCATTACCTTCAAAGAGCTGTTCGACCGCTTGGAGGCCGATACCGCCGAGATCGAAAAACGCAACATTGAGATCCAGTCGGTTGCGAACAAAGATAACGCCAACATCACCGACCCGGCGGTTGCGTATATGCGGGAGTGCCAAGAGTTTAGTCGCGCCCTTGGGATGAAGTATCGGAAAGCGATGGCGTTCAGCAATGCCATGGACCATGTGCGCGACGTTCTCGCTGAACCCATGCCCTCCTCAGACTACGGTTTTGAATACAGAAAAAGCCGACGTGACAAAGCTCTTGCCGAGATGAATAAGACATCGGACGAGGCCGGTGGCGCCGAGGCCGACTTGCTAGCTGCGGCTAAGCGCCTCAAAGACGTTCGCGCCAAGGCGGCGCCAATGTTCACCGATGATGCACTTGTACCAGTCGCGCAGCTTGACACCGTTATCAAGGCAAATTCCAAAAAAGACAATCAAGCCAAGGGTGGCGACACGCCAAAGGCAAAGGGCTAACTTGCATAAAGCACTTGGCCAAATCATAAATAAGGAAAATTGTGGAACCAACTAAAGTCGCACACAAAGCTCTGTATGTCGTCAGCCCGCTCTTGGCCAGGCTCATGGAAGTCACAACAGGCTCCACCGCAAATACTGAAAAGGCGGCGGCAGGTGGAGATATCGATGAATTGCGCCGCGAAGCGGAGCGACAAGAAATCACAATGCGCATGGCTGAGCGACAAGCGAAAGTGGCGCAGGAACTTGCACTTGCAAGTCGCATCGAAAGCGCCTTAGAAGTCGAGATGGAAGAATTTTTTGACATCAGCGGAGGTGGCTCAGTTGGTGTCAGCTCAGAAGGATCAACAATAACCGCCGGGTTAAGCGGCCACGGCCAAAAAGTAACCAAGCGTATTTTCCGATTCAAAGGGAAGACCACAGACGAGTAAACGAGCATAGAGTCGTGATAATTTGTGAGCTTCTGATAAGCTTGCTCCGATAGACTTGCGCAAGCCCTTCCATACCAAACGATGCTGTATCGCGATGACCATGACTTAAATTAGCCACTGATTTGTTCTATTTAAAAAGGATCAAAAATGGAATTTGACACAGCAAAGAACATCATCGACCAGGTAAAGTCAATCTCTAAAATGTTTGACTACTTGTCTCAGAGTATTGAGCAATTAGATCAGCAGGAGAAGGATAAATATAAGCTTGCATTGGGGAAGACAATGGGAGAATTCTACTTGGAGCTAATCTATCCAATATGCACAGAACATCCAAGTTTAGATTTCACTCTGGACGATCAGAAATAAACTAGGATTCAATTGTTGACTTAGAGAACATTTACATCCAGAATATTTTTTGGCAACCGCCGAATATTTTTTGGAGAACAAATGAAGTTCCATAAATTCAACGCACTTATTGCAGCTGCGTGCTTAGGTTCGTTCGTTGCACTTTTCTCTTTCCATACATCTGCTGCGCAAGCGCCGGATCAGCCGCCGAAGTTAGTTGGGGAATGGCATGGCGGCACTCAAATCGACTTGTGCAGTACTGGCGGCGGCCGATGCCTGTCGGCTACATTCCCTACCGAAGTCGGAGCACCGAAGAAAATCATCGACGGTGACTTTATCAAAGGGTCGCCGCTTTCTTGGATCGTTCTTTCTCAGAAATCGACGAGCCTATGTGCGGTGAGCTCAACAGGTCCCTCCATCGATTGCGTTGTTCTTACGAAGCATTTTGATCTTTCAGACTTAAACGTGTCACGCGAGCCAGGCGGCGAATATCGTTGGTCCCTACGTAGTAAGAGAGGGAATAAGTATATTGAGTTAAAAGCCACTAGATTCCTGAGCGCCTTTAATTCGGCTAAGGATGTCCTCGAGGCACATCAAAAGAGTCAAAGCAAGGGATCCACTAGTGCTAATGGTGGTGCAATGACCATTCAGGAGTGTGACTGCGCTGACGAGGAGGCGGGTGAAGCCGGTGGTGGTGGTGGTGGTGGTGGTGGTGGTGGTGGTGGTGGTGGTGGTGGTGGTGGTGGTGGTGGTGGTGGTGGTGGCGATGCCGGCAGTGGGAGCGCCGCCGCTCCCGCTGGCGACGCGGGCCAGATAATTATTTGGGGTCCACGTCCTGTTCCACCTCCACCGGCCGACCCTACCGAGCCTCCGCTTGTGAACCCCAATCCGGGCTTTTGGTGCGATACCTTTGGACTAGGCTGCCCTGACATACCTAAAGTCCCTGAACCAGTACCTTACGACTGCAAGGCGCACAAAAACTACTGCATCCAAAAGTGCACTGACACTCTTCCGACCACGGACTATGGCACTACTTTCTACCGTTGTCTCAACCAGTGCATGGATGATGCGGGATGCTTAGGCAAAGCGTAATGCGGCTGATTAGTTGATCGAAAGCTAGATTTGTTGTGGCTAAAAGGCTCGAGTGTCCACCATTACAGTCGAGCCCTTTTCGTTGAAATTTAAAATTTTTCACATAGATAGCATGGGGTTTTCAGCACGGCACTACCATCCAAAGTAAGGCCAATATAAAAGTGCTTTCATTTTTTGCTGACCTGCTACTGTTGGTAGCTGCATCAGCGTGCGCAGCCTACCCATGAGTCCTGCCCCGGCGCTAGTATTAGCTCGGCACGCTGGGAGTCAAAGGAAGCGTACATCGAGCTGATTTGGTCGGACGGGATTGGATGGAATACTACTTTCGTCTCGGCGGGCCGGCGCGCTACGGATCAGCTAGCTCAGGTCGTGGCGAGAGCGATCGAGGCAGCGAGTCCCAAATCGCCGTGATAATCGGATAGTCTTTTGCTAACTTAACCACGTATTTTTTTCTTCACTGAGCGGGCATCTATAGCCCGGGTGGAGACGCTATGTGGCTGATCGTGTTCACAGTGCTGGCTGTGGTTGTGGCGGGGATCCTATACGTAGATCAGCATTGGATGAAGGCAGATGCCGAGCCACCACGGCTTGTAGGTGATGGCGACTACGCGGTCGAAGTCTCCGGCGGAACCAACTACGCGGCCAGTTTCGAAAAGATCTGCGGCAAGCGCACAGCCGACTGCATCAACCGGAAAACCGAGGCGAGTCTCATACTCAAGGACGACAAGAGGCTCGACAAGCAAGCCGTGCGGGTGTCGATCGAAAGCTACACAGTCGGCTACCTGCCGCGCGCGGCCGCAAGGAACTTTTGGCGTGCAGCGGAAGCGGTCGGCTTTGGGCGGGTGATGGTCTTTGAATGCGCCGCGCACATAAGGGGTGGGTGAGACTATGGAAACGGCAGACAGGGAAATTACGGTGTCTGGCTCGACTTGCCGACTGACGGCGTCGCATAACTGCCGCCCTGCTCACTCACGATGCAAAGCTGCGCCCAGTGATAATTAGTGAGTCTTTTGCCAATTTGGCAGCGTATGATTCTCTGGCGAAACGGCACGCTTAGATGCCAACACCTGAGAGAAGACATGAAATCGATTATCGCAATGGCAGCACTGTCGCTGCTCGCAACAGGATGCGCCTCCATTTCTGGCGAACGCATGCAGCCCGTCACCGTTAAAACGGTGCAGGACAACGTAGAGATTGCCGGCATCGGCTGTACTCTCACTAACGATGCCGGCTCGTGGTTTGTGACCTCCCCCGGCAGCATCTCAGTGCACAAAAGCACCGGCGACCTGGTCGTGGACTGCAAGAAGGAAGGACTGGCCGGGAATCAGACCCTGGTCTCGAAATCAAACGGCGCGGTATGGGGCAACGTGCTCATCGGCGGTGGAATCGGCTATATAGTAGACCGCAACACGGGCGCTGGCTTCGATTACCCGGCAGCAGTTACGGTAATGCTGCGCAAGCTAGCAGACGCGCCAGCTGCGGCCCAGCCACTCGCGGCGGTGGTACCGGCACCTATCCCGACTAGCGCGCAATAAGCCCAAGATGAGTGACCCCAAGGGGGCTATTTACGCCGTTCGCATGAGGCTACGAATAGCGCACTTAGGCGCCGCGTTGCGCAAAAATCCATAGTTGATTGATGGTTGTCAAAGTATTGCAACTTTTAGAATTTTGACCTGTCGTTTTGGTAAGGTTGTCGCGCTGCTATTTAGTAGCGACAACTCTTACAACGAAGGGTCAACATGCTTTCGACTACCCAAAAGCTCGCTCGTGTTCTCACAATGGCGTGCGCCGCTCTTACAGCAATCGTCGCACCTGCTGCGCATGCAACGATCGTCACAACCACCTCGGGGGCTACGACCACCTACACCGAAAATTTTAACGGCGGCTCGTCGTTCTCCTCGGGATGGTTTAACGCGCCATTGAACGGCGATGACTATATGTGGCTGACGGCGCTCGATCCCGTCTCTAGCTTCACATTTTCATCCTTGACGCCGTTGTCCAACTTGTCCCTCAGCTTCTGGTATGCCGTGCCAGGGTCAGACAGTGGCGAAGTGACGTTCGCCAACAGTGGCACGGTTTCGTTGGGCGACACCCCTGGAAACGCAGTGCAGTTTCTGCTCAACAATCCTGGTTCGAGCACGGGCGGAATCGGCGGTGGTTTCGATTCCCAGTTCTTCGGCTCGCTGCAAAACTTGGGTGCCGGTATCTACACAATTTCGCTTTCCACCGCGGGTCACTTACTCGATGGCCTCAAAGTGGACGACTTGGTAATCACGACTACAAGCGCCGCTACTGTCGACGTGCCGGAACCGGCATCCTTGGCAATACTCGGCATTGGCATGCTCGGTATCGGACTTGCAAGTAGGCGTAAAAACGGGCGCAAATCGGCAACCCAGTTTTCCAAGTCTGCAGCGTAGATCGTCCAAGAGTTCGATATGCTTTAACTGGCAAGAGCCCCGCTCAGGGGCTTTTTTATGCTCATGGCGCCACATTGCGCACGCGGTAAAGCCGGGCTCGGCGCAGTGCGAATTCTGGTATTGGTGACACCCTCATTGGAAGATCTGAATCGCGTGCTGAACGGCCTTCCCGCTTAGATGCCGAGCTCTCCGCCGCAAGCGACCTCTCCAGTCCTTCCAGACCGCGCCGCGCCTTGCTGGCGGTTGACTGTTTCGCGGCGCCTATCTTGGCTTTCAGGTCCTCGATCATCGCCTCCGTGATCCCCGTCGCCCCGTACCTTGCCGGCCAGCCCGGCTGCAACGGGTACGGCACGCCAAACGCCAGTGCTTCGATGTGCGTGAGCGCTTTCACCTCTCCCCTGCCCTTCAGGTAGCGCGTCAGCGTGATTTTTTCTGGCATTTTCGGGCCTTTTTTATCCGCACCCTCTATAGGTACTGTTGAAGTGTTATTTCTCGGCTGTTCTGACAAGGTATTTCTAAGTTGCTGGTTCTAAGTTATCCCAGCAGAGCCTCGGTTCCAGAGCGGCACCCTCCCTAAAAGGCCAGCCCGAAGACTCGCTTTCGTGGAGAGCGCCTGCATCCCATGCTTTCGCCTTCGGACACTTTCGCTTGTTGGCAGACTTTCCAGGCTTTTACCTGTCCCCCGGCGCGCTCTACCCCTACCACCCACGCGTTGCCCTTCCGGCTTCCTTGGCATCTTTAGCATGGGCGTCGGCGGTTTCCCCTCCCTGTTCCAGGCCTGCAATCAACCGAACTCGGCCGATGGGAGAATTCTACACATATTTTTACCTTCGGGTATATTTTTACTTGCGCTTCATGTTACCTGAGGGTAAAGTGCCTATATCAACACAGCAAACTTACCCTGAGCAAACGATGAGCATGACCGCCAACCCACTAGCCTCGCTACTGCTGGAAGCGCAACGGATCTTAGTGCCAGCCGTGCAGGTCGGCGCCAACAAAACAGCAGCAGTCGAGCGCCTGGCGCAGCTGCTGTGCACGCCAGCGGCGCATCTGCACCTGGTGAACGCCGGTGCCTTCGATGACCTGCAGCTCGGCCGCGCGCCGGCGACGGCCTGAGGGGCGAGCGATGCCAAACGAATTCACCCAGCAGTACCTGCGCGAGTGCGTATCCGACGAGCAGCAGCTCGCCCTCCTCCACCCGGCGTGGCGCCGCCGGTTCACGGCACCGAGCGTGCTCACGCAAACCGCTGACCTGTGCCAGCCGGCCCGGCGCAGCGGTGGGCTAATAAGTGCCGGCGCCTCGCGCCTGACCTTCTCTGCGTCGACGACGGCCGCACCGCCGCGCTGGCGCCGTGACTGGGAAGCAGCAGGCGACCTGAGCGTCGAGATGGGCCTCACCGTCAGCCACGACCAAGAAGACGGCACGGTATCGGCCGGCACTGGCGGCGGGCGCCGCAACGTCACAGAGCGCTACGAGGACCACCCGACCAAGGCTGCGGCCACCTGGGCGGCGATCGTGCGCGCGGCGGTCCAACTGCTGGAGGCGCGCAGCGCGCTGTAACCCTTTCGCTCGATGTCGAGCCGCCGGCACGGCGCCAGTGCACAACCACAGAAGAGGAATACCCATGAGCGATTTCAACATCAAGAAGGGCCAGAAGGTGAAAGCCACCGCGGTGCGCGGCAAGGAGCGCGAGGGCACGTTCGTCGCGATGCATGGCGGCAGTAAAGGCAACTGGGCCGAGATCAAGCCGGCCGACGGCAGCAAGAACTTCAAGACCCGCCCGTCGATGGTGATCGCAGCCTGACGCGGCATCGACCGAGCAACACCCATCGCCCGGCAGGACCGGGCTTTGGCACTGTAAGCCCACCAAACCACACGCCCAGGAGAACAGCATGGCCTTCCGCATCACCGTCATCGACAGCGCCGGCGCCAGCCCGCGCACCTACGCCGCGATCGGCAACCGCGACACCCTGATGGATGCCGCCTACGACGCCGGCGCCCTGGGCGTCACCGTGGTGGCCGCGCAATGAGCTCCGTGCGCATGGATCGCCACCAGCTCGCCGCCCGCCTGGCCGGGTTCGTCGTGACCTGCCTCGCGGCAGTCGCCCTCATCGGCGTGATCGTGTCCAGCCAGGTGCCGCTGTGATCCGGCGCATCGGCGGCGCGGTCGTGGCCGGAGCCCTCTTCCTGATCCTGCTCGCGGAAGTGCAGCACGCCGACGAGCAGCTCGAGCAGATCGAAATGCAGCGCCTGGAACTGGCGCGCCAATAAACAAAACGAAGGAGTCCCAAGAGATGTGGTTCAAGAATTTACAGATTTACCGCCTGCCGTCGAATTGGGCCTTCACGCCCGAGCAGATGGAGGACGCCCTGGCGTCGCAGGCGTTCGTGCCGGCCGGCAGCAACGAATTGCTGCAGCAGGGCTGGGATTCGCCGCGGGGCAACGGCAAGCTCGTGCACGTGGTGAACAAGCAGATTCTGATGATGCTGGGCGCCGAGAAAAAACTGCTGCCGGGCTCGGTGATCAACCAGGTCGCCAAGGCCAGGACCGCCGAGCTGGAAGAGCAGCAGGGCTTCCCGCCAGGCAAAAAGGCGATGAAGGAATTGAAGGAACGCGTGGCCGACGAACTGCTGCCGCGCGCATTCTCGATCCGCAGCAATACCTGGACCTGGAT